CCAGCGTCGCGAGCCGCGTCGTCGATCGCCGTGACAACCCAGGCCACGAGCGAACCTTTGCCCATGCGTCGGCCCTCGATCTGGCCTGCGAGGATCGCTGTCGCGACCGGGGCGAGAATGGCGTGGCTTCGGAGGGCGGCGAGGATGGCGGTGGTCTCCGCCGAAAGGTTCCCATCCGGAACCGCCGCCCTCGCGCCCTGTGTGTGAGATGGTTCTGTGATCTGTGATCTGTGATCTGTGATCTTAGGGATGGTCCCGCACGAGTTCGGATGCCCCATCGAAGGGGGATCAATCATTGACGGATCGTCAGTGATTTGACTCTCGGACGATGCCCCTTCGATGGGGGACTGATGCCCCATCGATGCCCCATCTGGCAGATCCGAAAATCGCCCGAGATGGTAGGCCGATCGGTAGCGGCGAACGAAGTCGACGGCAAAGCGGTGATTGTCGAGCGCGCGCACCTTGGCGACCACACTGTGAATCTTTTTGTCACCGCTCGAGAGAGACGCTCCAAGCTGATGCTTGGCGAGATTCGGCAGGTACACAAGCTCTTCTGCAACGTCGTAGTGAGCGATGTCGAGCGTAGCCAGATGAGCGAACGCCTCCCTGATTTCAGGCTCCGTCAACCCGGTCTCGTGGCAGATGGTCGGGAGCCCGATCGGGTAGATCCCGATCATTGAGGAATCGCCGCAGGTCATGAGATACAGCGCGAGCACTTGGCCCCGAGGATTGCCGCGCAATGCCTTGCCCGATCCTCGGTTCCAGAACCGCGAAGAGACGGTGCCGTAGTCTCTCATTGCGCCCCCTTGTCCCGTGCGTGGTTGAGTTCGAGAACTTCGTCTTCGTCGGCCGCGAGATACCGCTTTCGCAGGTCTGCGAAATCCTTTGGTGGTGCGACCCGAAGCAGCGCCCGCTTGACCGACAGGCCCTCGACCGCGACCAGCTTCGCCACCTTACGCCGGTCCTCCTCGCTCAGCGTCGCAACGCGCTCGAACTGTGCCGTGCTGGCGCCCTTCGCCGCGAGGGTGTCGCGGATGGTCGCCGTGAGGGGCGCCGTTGCTACCGCTGGCTCCTGTGGCATCATCGCGGACTCGGCGATCGTCGCTTCCGGTTCGATGTCCTCGAAGTCTAGCTCTGGCTCCTCTGGCATTTCCGCCGGAGGTGCGGAGCGCTGGCGAGCGAGGGCCGGATGCGGCTCGACGGGCGGCGTCTCGGGCGCTGGTTCGCGCTTCGTCGGAAGCTTGCGGGTCTTGCCGTCTTGGCCGGTGCGCTCCTGCAACTGGGGACCGTCCCCAGTTGTCACCCTCGCATTTCCAACGAAGCGGTGATCGACCCCGCACTTCTCCGCGATCCACCTATCGCTCTTCTTCGACCACTCCTCGTCTCGAAGAAGCGTCTCGACGGCCCGGCGCTTGTCCGCATTGGAGCGACGCAGACCGTGGGAGGCATTGGCCCCGACGGAGTACAGGATCGCCTCTCGCCGGGTGCCAGATCGGATGTCCGCGCCGATAGTGACGCAGCCCTCTTGCTTGTACGCCTGAACTCGGTGGAAACCATCGGCAAGCCAGTATTCCTTCCCGTCGTAGAAGACCACGACGGGAGGGAACACTGCATCGCTGCGAATGCTCTCGGCGTACGCGTCAACGGTGGTTTGATCAATCTGTGCGCGAGACTGAGTTCCACCGTCGAGACGGATCAGATCGATTGAAAAGATCTCCGTCATTTCTTCCCCTTCATCTGCGAGCGACGCGTTTCGAGAATCAGGTGGCTGTCGTTGGCACGGAGCGCGTAGATCTTTTTCTTGTCCAACGTCGCGACAAGCGCGCCGCATGCCCGTCGAAAGATCTCGCCCTGGCCCATGTTTCGATCGCGACCGTGGCGCTTAAGCGGCACCTGTTCGCGAAGCGAGAACCACGGCGTTCCTTTGGTCGCGCCCTCGCCAGCGATATAGGATCGCGTGAACTTCTCCACCGCGGCCGGGTCGATTGGGTACGCGTAGACGATAGCCCCGGCAACCGGTGCGAGGATCTTCGACTGGTCATCCATCGAGAGGAACCAGCGCATCCCCGCGCTGTGTTTGTTGCAGAGCGTCGTGTATTCGTCGGTGAGCAGTCGTGCCGTCGTTCCGAACCCAGCACGAATGGCAGACGCGATCTCTTGCATGCGAGCCTTTGCCCGCTTGTTCTCAGCTGGATCCTGTTTCCCAGACCTTGCCGAAAATGCGAGAGAGGCGTTTACCCACGCCGGTCGAGATAGGTTCTGGTCGTAACCTCCCTGCACATCGCCCGGAACGTTCCACTTGATTTCAAGCGGGACGGTCTGCTCGCAGGCGACGATCGCAGAGAGGCGGTGTTGCCCGTTGCACAGTTCGCCTTTCTCGTTGATCGAGATGCTTTCAGACGCGAGCGTCCAGCTGCCGCGTGCCATGATCGCTGCGTACATCCGAACACGATGCGGACTGATGTCTCGGTTGTTCTCGTTCCGATGATCGAGGATCTCTTGCGCGAGTTCCGGTGTAACGTCGACGAACTCGATATAGGGTCGGCCGGCGTACTGCGGATCTTTGCCCCACGTTGGCTGCGACAGGATTTTGACGTTCTCGTGCAGGCGAAACGTGTTAGTGCGCGACTCGTCCTCGACCGCGGTTCGCGAAGCGTGAGTCGATGCGCCATTGATCTTGCTGCCGTTACGGATTACCATGGTGCTGTTCTCTTCTTTCTCGCAAGGCCCAGTGTCCGCTGGGCTTTGCTCTTTCTGGGGTTTGGTCTCTCCGGAGAATCCGAACAGACCGATCAAAAGTTGTGTGAGCGAGGGCGCGCTCATTCCGCCGCCTCTCCCGCAGTCAGCCGCGTCTCGCACCGCTCATGCCTTCCGGTGATATCCGAGACCCACCGGCCGAAGTCCCGCATGGTGCCGTGGTATCGCTCGGCCACTTTGCACCGCGTGCAGCGCACGGCCGCAGCACCGTCGGCGCGACGGATTCCGAGCGTGAGATGGGCCGGGACGGTGACCCAGTCGGCGGCGTTGTGGGGACAGGGGAGGAGGGTCACTTGCTGGGTTCCCCTGCTGCGGTGATGCGAGCCCGCGCGATGGCGCAATATTTCTCGTCGAGGTCGATTCCGATGAATCGAAACCCCTCGAGTTGCGCCGCCTTGCCGGTGCTACCCGAGCCTGCGAACGGGTCGAGCACGACCCCGCCGGATGGCGTGATCAGGCGGCACAGGTAGCGCATCAGTTCGGTTGGCTTGACCGTCGGATGAGTGTTGCGACGCTCCGTCGTGCCGCGCTGCCTTGGGGTATTGTTCGGCGTCTCGCGTCCGTCGGTGACAGTCTCGGCCGGGAATGCGTCGAGTCCCTCTTCGCGGTCGGCCTTGGATGCTTTCGGCGAGTAGAAAAAGCGAGCAGCGGAACCGGCATCTTTGGGCCTCCTTTCGCGCGTCCCGCCGTTGCTGGTGCTGCCGAACCCGAGCCCGGTCGCCTTGATTGGCGTGTCTGAAAAATGAGGGTCTGAATCCGGAAACCCCGCCAGCGCCTCTTCGCTACCGTCGTGGACAAGGTTGGCGGGGAAGCGGCCAAGGGCGTGCTCTTGGGAACGATACCACTCCCCGTCAAAGTCAACTGCGCGTCCCTGCCGGTCGACAGATGGAGCCTTGCCCGCTGGCGGGGTGTACAGGTGCGGCCGATTCGCCTCGACCCTGCACCCGTCGATATTGATCGCCCCCGTGCCGTGCGCCAGGACGTTCGCCGCGACCGTGCCGCGCAGTGGCTTTCGAGCGAGCGTGATCGGCTCGATCGCCGGCTTCAGCGCGGTGCCCCATCCGTGCCACTGACGAGCCGCGGGAGTAGCTGGGGCGGTGATTGTTGAGCCGTTGTCTTCGTAGTCAAAACCGCCGCCAAGGGCTTCGCCAACGCCAGCGGCGCGAGCCTGGTTGCGCTTTGAATATTTGACAGCGTCGCGTCCAACAACCTCCCGCTCCGCTCCCGCTGCCTTGTCGATCGCCTTCGAGACGTCGAGCGACTTGGGGAACCCTGTTCCGTAAATCCACCCAATCAGATCACGAAGCTCGAACCCGGCGAACTGAATCCCGAGCGCCATCATGTGCTGTGTGCGTGTCCCGGCGAATGCGATCAGATGTCCGCCCGGCTTCAGCACTCGGAGGCACTCGGCCCATAGGATCGGCTGCGGTACGAACGCGTCCCACGCTTGGCCCATGAACCCGCGCCCGCTGACCTCGTGATATCCAGTCGCAAGCCAATCGCGTAGGAGCGACGGCAGGTGAGGCGGATCGCCAAGACCATAGGGCGGATCGCATACGATCGAGTCGATGCTCTCGGATGGCATCTCGCGGAGCGTGAGGAGCGAATCCCCCTCGACCACGCACCACCGGCGCTCGCCCGACAATACGGCCTGAATGTCTGCGATCATTTCCCCACCATCCCCGCGAGCTGCGCCACCTGCTCAGCCGTGAGGTACACTGCTATCCGCCTGCCATCCGTGGCCGTGATATCGAGGCGCGGACGGTTCCCGCGGCATGTGTCGACGCCGAGAGAGAGCGTCTCGGCGGTGAGGGATTGCTCGCGCGGGGTGACGACGTGGACGTTCGGGTGCGAGAGGCCGACGCGGGTCATTTGGCTTGGCCTTTCGAGGCGTTCCAGAGCCGGAATGCGCCGGCCCTCGCGCTCTGAACTGGTCGCCCGCCGCGCCACTTCGGCTCAACATATCCGGCGAGCGGAAAGCGTCGGGCGCAAGCGTCGTCTTTGAGTGAGAGAATTTCCTGTCGACGCTCGTCATGGCGCAGCAGGTACACCCAGCGATGTTTCGCCTCTTGGCGCTTTCCACCGCGGATGCCGAGGACGAAATGGGCCGGGACGGTGACCCATTCGTCGAGGTTGTGAGCGCATGGGAGGAGGGTCACTGCGCCGCTCCGAAAAGCGAGATCTGTCCCGCCCGCGCTGCGTTCAACGTGAGCCCGTTTTCAGCTGCCGCGGCACGCTCGCGAGAGAGCGCGGCGTATTTCGGGTTGAGCTCGATTCCGATGCACCGACGGCCCGTAGAGAGAGCCGCCACGAGCGTCGTGCCCGAGCCGCAGAACGGGTCAAGAATGACGTCGCCCGGGTCGGTGAACAGAGTCACCAGTTCGCGCATTAGCGCGAGCGGTTTCGTCGTCGGATGCTCGTTCTTCCCGTTGCCTTCGCCTTTGGGAAACGAGAACACTCCGAGCCTGCCGCCGCCATTCCAGCGCGAGCGACCCGGCGCATGACAGCACACGATCGACTCGTAGCCCATGCCGGGACGGTCTCCAGTGAACTGTGGCTGCCCGTCGGGCTTGTGCCAGATAGCGGTGCGCTTGTACTTGGCGCCTCCAGCCTCAACGGATGAGCGCCACTTCATCGCTGCTTCGACCTGACAGAACACAAGCGACCAGCGGCGGGAGATTCGTGCGATGTGCTTCGCGGATTCCTCTCGATCTTGCTCTGTGATCGGCGGGAACGGCAGCACTTCTTCTCGCACCGTACGCCCGTGCGATGCGCTTGAGTTTCTCTCGCGCTGAACTCGCCGGCCTTTCGTATGCGCCTCGGCCTCATATGGCGGATCGGCGATCACGTGATCTACCGCCTTCTCCGGCAGCGTCGGTAGGATCGCCAGCGAATCCCCCTCGACCACGCACCACTGGCGCTCGCCTGAGAGCACCTGTTGGATCTCTGGGTTCATTTCCTCGCCCCCTTCGCTGCTGCCTTTGCTCGCTTGGCTGCCCGTTCGAGCTCGCCCGCGGCCTTCTCCGCTGCCTCTGCGTCGCCAGCGCCTACCGCCGCAGCGAGCGCCCCGTTTGCCGCCGAGCATGCGAGCGCCTCACGACCTAGGGTGCCGTGGTCGCCGTCGCCTCCACCGCCCCAGCGCTCGGTCAGCTTCTTCAGGAATTCCTGACGCGCTTTCTCGGGCAGTCGATCGGCCTTCTCAAGCGAGAACACGTCTCGACCAGAGAGGATTGCGGTCACGCGTGGGCGAGAGACTTCCCATCGGCGCGACAATGTTTCGTGGCTAACCTCCAGTTCGGATAGCACCTCGCAGAGCAACGCTGCGATTGCATGGCGGCTCGCAAGCTGGGCGGCCTCGACGGGGTAGGCTGATTCGTTTGCCCTTACCGGAATCGTGTCGGTGGTAAGTGCAAATGCGTCTAGACGCGACGCAATCTGTTTGGCGTGAAACACCTCTCAGCCCTCCTCATTGCAAGCATGCGACTCGTGGCCAACGACGTCGGCCCCACCCGCCCCGCTGGGTGCGGCGTAGTACCGGCCGTCGCGCGAGACTGCGGCGCCGGTCCGGATGAGCTCCGAGAGGTGGCGCTCGGTGCTGGCGGTCCAATAGGATCCGCTGGATTGGGCGCGCTTCGTGGCCTCCAGAAGCGTGAGGCCGCCTGATGCCTCGCGGAGCCATGAGAGCACCTGCTTACGCTCCCAGGCGTAGGCGTCGGCCTGGCCTGTGGCGGACCATGCGCGGCTCACGACAGGGCCTCGCTTTTCGCAAGCGCCGTCTCGACAGCCACCGCAAGCGCCTCGCTCACCTCGAAAGGCACCTTCGATCGAAGGGCTTTCTGTGTGCCGCTGTAGCGCTGCTTGTATTTGGTGACCTTGGGCCACTCGATGTCAGGCGGAAACTCGCCCCAGAGAAACATCGGGCCAACGTGTGCCTTCCACGGGCCCAGTACAGACGAGATGTATTTGACCGAGCCGCGAACGTTCTCGATAACCCAATACTTCGGGCGCACCTCGTCAATGATTCGCTTCGCTTCGAGCACGAGGTCAAGCGATGGCGCCTTGCCCGTCTTGCACCATGGCATCGACTCGCGGGCGAATTCGTCACACGGCGGCGATGCCCAGACGAGATCGAATGAGCCAGCGGGCGCGATGAAAGTGCGCACGTCTTGGACGTGAGAAACCACACCGGGGCAGGGCGTGACGTCGACCGTGACGAGCTCCCAGTTACGAGTGCACATGGCGGAAGAGGCCCCCCCCAGTCCAGCGAATAGGTCGAGCATGCGAGTCATTCCTCACCCCAGATCAAATAAACCCCGACGTACACCGACTCTTCAATCCAAGGCCATCCGATCCATGCTGCGAGAAACAACAGAGACACGACGAAATCGCGGGTCATCGGACGACCTCGACGGCTGGATTCTCGAGCACGAAGACGAGATCGAGATATGCCTGGCGCTCGACGGCCGAGCGTATGGCGTCCTTGCTGCGCTTGGCACACTCCTCCAGAACAGCGCGGAGCGGCAGGACGTTGGCCCAAGAAAGCGCCGTCTCGAACACGTGAGCGCGCGCGTCGTAAAACTTAGTGTACTGACGCGCCTCGGTGGCGAGAGAGCGCAGGGCGCGGAGAGTGGCGCTCACGGCTTTGGCTCCCGCCCGAAGTGCTCGAGCTTCATCGACAAGCGCCCGCGGGTGTACGCGCGGTCTTCGGCGCGGCGGACGTATTCCGAGGCGAGGAAACCGAGGATGACGCCGGCGAGGATTGCGGCGGTGATCATCTCAGGAGCCCTCGGCCCATCGAAGGAGTTCGGCGATGGCGAAGGAGAAGCCGGCGAGGACGAGGAGGACGGTCACGCGGCACCTGCTTCTTCGGCCGCCTTTGCATCACGCATGTACGCGGGTGGGTCGCCGGCGCCTGTGAGAATCCAGTCAGTCGTGGATTCCAGCGCTCGCGCGATTCTGATGACAGTCTCGATCTCGAGCTTCGGGCGTAGACCCCGCTCGATCATCGAGACATGTGAGGTGGACAGCTGGCACAGCTTCGAGAGAGCGTAGGCGGTGATGCCCTTCGCCTCCCGAGCCTGCGCGATTCGTTCTGCGACCGTTGTACTCATGACACAACCGTATAATACCAAGTACAACAGTGCGCAAACAAAAAGGTGATACGCGGTAGCGCACAACAGTGTCTATCGCGTGGTATGGTGACGCTATGTCCAACCTGCTTCAGCGGCACGTAACCCGGCGCGCAGCCATGAAAACGAAGCCATCCGCGCGTGCGTTGTACCGACCAGCCAAAGAGTTCCGCTATCTCAGGCACGCGCAACGTGACGGGAATCGATGATGCGGCCATCACCGTCGAAGCTACCCGTGACCATGAACACCGCCAAGGATTCGACGACGCCAGCGCGCTCGGGAGCTCCGGCGCTTGCCCCTGTCGACGCTCCCCGTTACAAGAACGCGTTACAGGCGGGTACACACGGTTTCAGCATGAGATCTCGACCAGGTCGAGGGCGAGAGCAACGTCACCGCAGCGTGAACAGCAACCCGGATGGTTCGTGCACGTGGGAAGAGCCCACCTGTGGCATGGTTGTCATGGACATTTGCCAACGCTCACGTGGCTAGTGGCAGGTGGGGCTTGATGACTGGGTGGATACAAGCAGGGGTGATTCTTGCTACCGCAGTGCTTACGTTGACATCAGATCGATGTCACGCGTAACGTCGATGACATGCTCCCGAGGTTGACCGCCAGCACATGCCGGTCACACTCGGGCGCCTTGAGGAGAGACCAATGACCACTCGGCTAGAGTCAGACCGGCATGCCCGGCGCGATAGCCCAGGCAACCCGTTCGATGAAGAGTACGTCGTCAACTTCTCCAAAGCAGTTGTTGACGAGATAAACAGGCGAGTCGATGGCGATATCGCTCGATATCGGGCGTTGGCCCGCGAGACGGACAAGGTCGCGCAAGACGCGGTATCCGTCATGAAGAACGCGTCGTCACTCGACGGCATGAGTGGCCCAAGGGCCGCACGAGAGCTGCGTTCCTTGCGACCCCTCGAGGAGACGTCGAAGATCTTTCGCCCCGTCTTCGAGTCGTTCGCATCGAAGCATCGGGTGTTGTTTGCGCCGGAGACGGAGCCTTCAATGCTCGCGTTCCTCGACTGGGTCACCCAACGCGTGTGCGATCTCCTCGCAAGGGAGAGGGCTTTCCGAACGCGATTTGTCGCAACCTTCGAGTCCAACGAGACCCAACTGCGAGATCTGCACGAGGAATGGGAAACCGTAGACGCTGACGTTGAAGACATCCTGCAGCAGCGGGAGACCAAGACAGGTGGGTAGCTATCCCATCGACTTCACGCAGTGCCAGGGGGACGGCGACCGGATAAAATTGTCGCGGAGGATCCAACGCGGCGAGGTCGTGTTCGTCGATTTGATCGGCGCTCTTGGTATGGAGCAAACAAAGGTCCGCCGCTGTGTTGTGGTTTCGAATAACACGATCAACCAACACGCCCGTACGATCATCATCGTGCCGATCACAACGCACGATGGGAAGGGGACGGTTGATCCGCACGAGGTGGGAATCACTACCCCGAATGGCGAGAGCGGTCTCGTTGAGCCCTCTGCCGCTCAGCCCTTGGCTGTGCGTTCAATAGATCCGGTGCGACGTGTTCGCAGCGTCGTTGGGAAGCTCAACGACGAGGATCTCGAGGCCATCTTTGACACGCTGACATGGTGTACTGACGTGGAGCCGGAGCCGGAGCAGTAAGCCAACGCGTCGTATCTGGTGTCCCGGCTTCTGTGTATGGCTGCCGCAGTCTCGTTTTGGCTTGGCGTGCCGCTTGAGCGTTCCAAGCGCCTGCATGCCCCTTCGGCGCCGAGATGGATGCCTGACAAGAGAGAGACCCGCCCTCCCTTCGGGTCGAGACACCGCCGAGGATGCGAGCGCGAGAAGGTAAGCACGCCCAGGACGTGAACCCCTCGCATGAGCTCGAGGGCGAACCGCCGGAGCGCTTCTGGTACGACGAGCTGATCCGAATCAAACGCGACCGAGACAGGGCGCTGCGTGAGCTCGGCGTGCCGATCGAGCCCGAGCCGGGCGACCGTATGCCGTAGCAGACCAACCTCTATAACAGTGCAGTTCCAGCGCCGAGCGCCTTCACGGGTTGCTCGGCGCTGCTGTTTTGTCGGTGCAACACACAAAATGCACAACGGTGTTAGTTTGCACTAGACACAACAACAACGGTGTATTACAACGGTGTTCATGTCGAACGCCGCTAACACCGTCCTCGCCTCTCGCGTTACCGCTGATGGGTTCCACGTCGCCATCTACGGCGACGGCGCGATCGTCGGAGCGGGCGCGGTTGTCCTCGCCCCGAAGCTCCCGGCGCGCTGTCTGTGGCAAGCCGTCCAGTCGATCTGCTCGTGGGACCGCGCAGAGCTTCCGGTGCTCGTCGCCCACGCTCGCAAGCTGGCGGCGCGCAAGGTCGAGCCCGAGGCGGGCGACTTCATCCGCGGTGTTGCGATGACACCGGCGCCTGCTCCGAAGACACGCGTTGTCTACGAGCACTGCGACCGCGATCACATCTTGAACTGCCGCAAGATTTATTGCCGCGTGTGCAAGCCGGGCAGCTCTTCTCGGCGAGTCCGAGCCTGACCCACCCACCCCCACCGCCACGCCACCCGGCGCAGCCCGTACCAACGGCCGCGACCGGGCGAGAGGCGTTGTGACCATCTGGGATATCGGAATCGAGGAGACGGAAATGGCTGACGAAAATCGACCCTATAGGTTCAGCGTCAAGACCGCTGACTTCGACACGCCGGAAGAGGATTGCATCTGCGAGACGAACGATCTCGACGTTGCGTTCATCACCGCGCGCAACGAGCTGGCCGACGAGAACGGCAAGCCGATCGTGTGGATCTACGACGAGGTTCTCGAGATCGACATCCCTCTGAAGGTGGCGTCGTGACCCGCGAAATCGCTAGCCTCGACGACGCGCTGACCGTCGCTCGAGAGTCTGTCGGCTCGTTGTGGGAGCGCTCGCGAGCACTCTCGCTCGTGGTCAGGTATGCCGACATCGAAGCGCGACGAGCTCGACGCGAGGGCCGTGACCCGGCCGAGTACGAGGCGATCTCTGCTGATGCAGAGAGGGCACAGGACGCAGAGATCGAACTGGCGCGGGGTGCAGCATGATTCCCGCGCAACCGAAAGTGCTGCTCGCCCTCGATGCGCACGAGAAATCACGCCAGCAGGCGTACGTCGACGGTCGCGTCGAAGATTATTTCTACCACTCGATGTGCATCGAGCGGCTCAAGCGCGAGGCGAAGGAACTGGCCAGGAGGGCGCAGCGATGAAACGGCTTCCCATCGGCATCACGACCAAACTGCGAATCGTGGAGCACGTTATCGCCAGGCTCGGCAAGGACGGTCCGAGGAATGATCGGCGATATCTGCGAGACATCAAAGAGTGGTGCGCGGACCTCGACCGCCGCGGGCTCGGGCAATGGGCCAGGCAATACCGCGAAGTCGCCGCGAAGAAAGCTGGGCAACTGTGACACCGCGACACGCTGCGATCGAAGCGGATGGCTGGCTGATGATTCTCGACGAGATCTGCAATGCGTTCGAGCAGGCCGAGCGCTCGTTCGTCGCACGAGACCCATGGGTAGATGCGACAGGTTTGGCCAGCCAGATCTCGAAGCACGAAGACCTGTGTGACCGACAGTCGAACGCGCTCCGCTGGCTCGACCAGCTCAGCTTCAAAATCATCGAAGAGCCATCACGGCTCTCATCGGAAGAGATCGAAACCTATTTCCGCAGCCGCGAGGCTGTTGTGGGGATTTACTGCAATGTCGATTGCTGAATCAACGAGGCCATATCGGACGGAGCGGAATCGCCGATCGGAGCGCCGGCACGAGACGCGGGCGAAGACCGTGCGCATGAAGTTTCGCAAGTCGACGCCTGATATCGGCGCCCGCATTTACTCGCTCAAAGAGCATCCGGCGCCGATGGCAGGCGGACCCAAGACGCGCGGAGAGTGCCTCTCGTATCGACGACAGCCAGACGGGACAGTCGGCCCATGCGGATACATCTCGTGCAAGCACAACCTTTACCTCGACGTGAACGAGCGGAACGGCTCAATCAAATTCAACTTCCCAGACCTCGAGCCGTGGGAAATGAAGACGTCTTGCGTGCTCGACGTTGCAGACAGGGCGCATGTTCGTGGTCCGACGCCACACGAGGACATCGGCGCCTACCTGAACATCACACGCACCAGGGCGCAGCAGCTCGAGGCGATGGCAATCAAGGGCATCCGCCGACTTCAGAGCAAGCGGATCAAAGAGATCGAAGCGGCATATCGACTCGATGGCACGCCCGGCACGGCGAAAGCGCGCGTGCGGCTGAAGGTGATCAAGTGACCGGCCCCGCGCTCCGAGCCTGCGGCGGTGGCCTGACATTCGCCGAAGAGCTCGATCGGTTCGTCAGGTCGGAGACGCCGTTGGACGAGCTCTTTGATGTCGAAGAGGAACCCGAAGAGGAAGAGGACGCAGACGAATGACCGCAGCTCTCACCGTAGTACACACCCAAGCGATCGAGCCGCAATCGATGCCAGAACTGCGTCAGCTCGCCAAGTCGGTGAGCGATGCAGGACTCGGCGCCAAGCTCACCGAAGCGCAGGCGCTCATCATCATGATGACAGGGCGCGATCTCGGACTGTCCTACGCCCAGTCGATGCGCGCGTTTCACATCGTCTCAGGTAAGCCCGTTCTGAGCGCGGACGCCATGGTCGCCGTGTGCCTCCGCAGCGACCAGTGCGAGTATTTCCGCACCGTCGAATCATCGTCGACGTCATGCACCGTCGAGGCGAAGCGCAAGGGCTCGGAGCCGTCGCGGCTGTCGTTCACGCTCGACGATGCGAAGCGCGCTGGCCTGCTGAGCAATGCGAACTGGTCGAAGTATCCGGCGCAGATGCTCCGCGCGAGGGCGAAGTCGGCGCTCGCCCGTGACCTGTTCCCGGATATTTTGCTCGGCCTGTACGACCCAGACGAGCTCGAGCAAGCGCCAACGCCGGCGCAGCATGTCGAGGTCGAAGCGACGATCGAAGAAGACCCGGAACAGCTCACGGACACCCTGTCCGCTGGCCTGCTCGCATGCGCCACGGTCGAGGCGATTGTCACCTACTGGCAGCAAGAGGTTTTCCCCAACAAGCGCGCGGTGAAAACCGCGGGCTGGGGTCGATTGTCGCACGTCGCGAAGCTTCGGAAAGAGCAGCTCGAGGCGGCGAAAGAGGCAGTGGTTGAAGTGAACGCAGAGACAGAGGAGAAATCAGAATGATCGCACCAGGGAAATACCGCGCGAAGGCATTGACCGCAGAGCTTGGATTCGCGAAATCCGGCAACGAGCAAGTGCTTGTAAACTTCCAGATCACGGAGCCCGGGCCGCACCAGAATCACGAGATCGCTTGGTACGGGACGGTCACCGAGAACACTGCAAAGAGGGTGATCGAGTCGCTTTTGCTCACCGGCTGGGATGGCGTCGATTACGAGTATTTCACTGGCCTCGGCACCAATGAGGTCAGCCTCGTGATCGAGGAGGAAATCGACAACCAAGGCAAGCCGCGCGTGCGGGTGAAGTGGATCAACAAGATCGGCGGCGCCAGCCTGACAAATCAAATGGATCGGGCGCAGCGCACCACGTTCGCGGCTCGCATGCGCGGGGTCGTTGCTGAGGTGCTCGGACCGAACGCGAAGCCCGCAGTGCGCGCCCCCGCAGCCAGCACTGGCCCGAGGCCGCCGAATGGCGCGAGGCCACAGGGGGCGCAGGAATGGGACGGGACCGGCGCGGATCCGATGGCAGATAATATCCCGTTCATTTCGCGAGGTGCGTGGTGAAGCCGGTGTCGACGCGCAAGTACCATCGAGGCGGCCGACGCGTTCGTACGTTCTCAGTCCCGGATGAGACGGACGCGCTGATCCGCACATATGCGGCCGAGCACGAAATGACACTTAGCGCGGTGGTCGAGCGTGCCATCCGCCGCCTCACCAGAGCGAAGAAGCCGTCCACATGACCTACCTCGAAACCATCGCCCATCAGCTGTCTACCGCCGCCGTCTTGCTCGAACGCGCTGCGGACATGATCGACTCGGCAGGACAGACGGCGCTGAACATGCGCGAGCTGACCTACGGCGCACAGTGGCGAGCCAACGCGCATCGGTTCCGAGCTGACGCGATCACGGTACAGAGTGACTCACTGCGCGTCCGCGACATCGAACGCGACCAGCTCGCCGCGGCCTCGGAGACTGACCAACCGTGACCACGATCACCCGCTCCGGACGTTCCGTCGCTCTGTCCTGCGAGGGCAGCGCGCGGATTCTCCTCACGCCGGAGCGCGCCGAAGCACTGGCGCTCGCTATCCGTGGCGCGGAGCACGGGCCAGCGCGGGTGATCTACGAGGTGCAGCGTACAGCCGCCCTGCTCGTGGCCGTAGTGAAGCCCGAGCCGGGTGGACTGTACACCGTCGCAGTCTGCCAAGAGGGGTCGTACGGCTGGCAGGCGTGCGGGTGGGAGCGGGTATCATGGGATGACCTGCTCGATGTGGACGACGCAATCATGAAAATCGTGCGGCCAATGCGCCGAGAAATCAGAAGAGTGGAGGCTGCGGAATGATCACAGTGGAATTGGTAAAATCAGGCGATGCGCTTTCGTTGAGACTCGCGTGCGATGGCGACAACGATGGCAGCAATACAGTGCACCGCATGGCGGATGCGCTCTCCAATCTCACCCGATGGCATTGGCAAACGTCGGGCTCGCACACGCTGCTCTGCCGCGGTGACGCCGTGTTCGCTCAGGTGTGGCAGCACGACGCGAGCGAGTGGCGCATGCGCTGGATTCCGAGCGGGCGCGTGGAGCCCGAAATCATTTCGTTCGAGCTGGCGAAGGATATGGCAATCCAAGCGGCACGATCGAAGGGGAAACTCGGAGCGGGCGAGGTGGTGCGATGACAAATCACGACACGAGCGCTGGGCATAAGCCAGCGTGGATGGATGAGGGGCATTATCAGGATATGGTCGAGAACGGATGGCGCCTTGTGCGCGGCGTGAGGCTCGACGATCTCAGGCACTCCAGTTTGGAATACTTTACAGAGTACCCATATGGCGTGTGGGAGTGTGAAGGCGACGTGTGTGCGTACAACGACGGGATGGGCTCCGGGTCCACGTATTACGGAGACGAGATCGCAGAAGTTTACGAGTGCGAGGACGACGAATGACCCCCGAATACACCCCCGAGGCCATCGCCATGATCGTCCGATGCCTGCGCGTCCAGGTCGAGGGCCCTGGCCCGATCTGTCCGGTCTGCGTGCACCAGACTGGGCTCGTGGCGTACGACGAGCAGAGCGGGAACCAGATCACCGCAGCGGGGCATTTTGTCCTCGCCCTCGCCGCCGAGCGCGACCTCCTGAAGCTGCGGTGCGAGTGGCAGGAGGCGCGGGCGGAGGAGTTGCTGGCGACGGACGGAGTGGATGACGTGGTGGCAAACGAGGGCCCCAGTGCCGTCGTTCGACAGGCGATTGCGTGGGCTGAGGCCTGTGCGCGCAAGACAGAAGCAGCACGTGCGGCCTATGTGGCCGCGGGAGGTGTGGTGTGATGGTCTACGATAAACCGCTGGAAATGTGGTGCCACATGAAGACCATGACCTATGTGGTCGGGCTCGACGTCTACGATGCGATTGACACGCTTGAGCAATCGATGGGCGAAGACTGTCCACCTCTCGATCTCGACGTGTGGATGAGCGTGCCCGACGACAAGCCCATCCGCGCAGACAATGAGTGCACCGATGGGCCGGAAACCAAGACGGCGGCCGAGTGGATCGCCGCTACCGGGCGCGGCTTCATGCTTGCGGAGTCGGTGTTATGGGTGCGCTCACGGTTCGAGATATCAGCAAACGTTTGGCGTTGTACGCGTGTGGACTGTCATCGATCGGCCTGGAAGCTGAGGCGGACGAGGTTTCCAACGTGTCCGTCGACATCATGTTCGAGCCTGTAGATGACTGGGGATTCCACGCGGACGTCGCCCATAGTCACCGGTCCGTCGATGACGACGAGGAGACGCGCGACAGGACAGACGCACAGGTATGGGCGTACCTGGTCGCATGCGCGCTCCACTCCGGGGTGCAATCGTGACCCGCGACCCCCAACACCGCCTCGACCTCCGGTCGCTCGTCGACAGTCATGGCAGGCCCGCCACGGTCTCCGCGCGGACCGACAGCGTGGGCATTCTCAGGATGCAGATCGCACTTGGCGACCGGAGAATGTATCTCTCGATCGGCCGTCACTATGCCGCTGCCAGCGTCATGTGCGGCGAGGGGATGATCATGCTGACGCGCGTGGAGTATGAAGACCCCGACGAGTACGACGCGGCCGTCAACCAGCTGCTCGGCCAGGCCGGATGGTGGATCTCGTGACCGCCCCTCGATTCTTCGCTGTCATGTTTTGCGGCTGCGACTTCGATGCCGCCGTCGAGGTGTCCTCTCGTCGCGAGGCTGCCGCCATGATTCACGGGTACGGGTTGTCGCCGGACAATACGGACGGAGACGTTTGTGTCGACGGCGTATTCGCCCGGTACGAGTACCTGGTCAGCGAATACCCACATGCTCTCGAATTGGCGCAAGAGTACATCGGCAAGCTGTTCTCCCGGCCTCGTCTCGTGGGCCAGAGAATCGACTACGCCGGGCGCATCACGGTCGAGACGTGGGCCAAGGAGGACGAGTGATGAGCGGCGCCCTCCTCACCAAGCGCGACGTCGAGGCGTTGAAAGCAGAGAAAGCGGGTACGTCGTGAAGGTCGGAGCGAGGGTGCGTGTCACCGTCGCTGGCCGCGAGCGCTCGGTAGCAAAAGAGCACGTCGGGCAGATGGGCGAAATCCTATGGGGCGACTTGTACCTGGACGGATTCCGCTGGCGAGTGCAGCTCGACAACTCTTACGCCGTGACGCTCTACACAGACGAGCTCGTCGAGGTCCCCTCGTGACCCGCCCGCTGATGCTCCGGCGACTCACGCCCAAAGATCCACCCGACGAGATCGACCGCAGAATCACGGCGCGAGCCTGGGATGCGGCTGGTCGATGGGTGCACGACGGCGCGATGTTTGGGAATTACGACGTCGCCAATCGCCGGCTGTGCTTCGGGCGCGGACGAAATGCAGCCAGGGCGGCGCACGTGTCGTGTCTCCCCCGACTCAAGACGGTGTGGCATGACATTGTTTACACAGTGTTCGACCCTGTCGATATGGGCATCGAGGTGAACCCATGACCCGCTATCACTGGACGCTCGACGGGGACATCTACCGGCTACGCCCCGAAGGCGGGAAGCCGGTAGATTACGTCGTGTCGATGGTGCTCGATCGCGGCGAGTGGATGTGGTGCGTGTTCAATGCGTGGAGCCCGACGGCACGGGGCAGCGTGAGCGCATGCGGCGCGACGCTCGCGACGGCGCAGCGGATGGCGGTCGAGCATGCGCGTGATGTTGGAGTGATTGGCAGAGAGGATGAGGTGATCGAATGATCGTCGACGGAGGAGAATTGGCCGTAGCGAACCTGCGCGCCGAGTATTGGAAGAGCCGCTTCGAGGCGCACGTTTGCTCGCAGTTGGTCGGGCTCGGTCCGAAATACGCGACTGAGTACGTCGCGCACAGCCGTACGGCGAAGTGGTCCGAGTGCGCGCTGAAAAGCTACGGGATGAAGCCGTGAGCACATGGGAACGAGCTGACTACGGGATGAATTTCGGCACGCCATGGGCTCACCATGACGACGCGAGCGACGACCAGATCGAGCAGCGCGTGTACCGGACTGGCTCGAAGCGGTGGCCGCGTCTCACGCTCACGACGTGGCAACGCCCCAGCGGCGTTCTGGTGTCGGTGTCTCACAAGGATGGCGCCGGAGGGCTCTGGACCGAGCGAGATTGCATCCCGCCCGAGCTCATCGACGACGCGATCGAGATGCTGTCGGCTGCGAAGGTGAGGGTGTGCAAGTGAGCGCATGGCACGACCCGCGCGGTCGCGAGATTGTCGACGGGTACGGGAATCCTTTGCGGCGCGAGGACCAGTTCATCCCCGAACTGGCCTGGCCCGAGGACGGGCTCGTTCGATACTGTGACCGCTGCGACGGGCGCTACCTGTTGCCGCCGCTCCGTCGTGGCGGGCACCACGAGACGCCTCACTCCTGCCGCCCGGAGCGCCACCGATGACCGCATTTTACATCACGACTCCGCGATTCTGCGGCGCTAACTACGACCTGCCGATCGAGGAGCAGCTACGCAACGCCGATGCATGGGACGAGCGCCACGGCAGGGCGTACAAGCGCACGATCGCCCTGTTCCCAAAGCGAAACATGCCGCTTGAGCGAGGCCGCGTTGTCAGCGCAATGACATGGCTGCGGGTACACGAGCCGACGCTTGAGCAGATCCAAGACGCCGCGCTTGCCATGATGAATGGCGAGATCTCGTTCATGATATTGGAGCGACAGCGGCTCCTTTGCGCGTGGGCGTTCGCGGTGTTCTACCGATTCAGTCTGGACGACGCAGCGAAGAGCCACGGGAGGAAACAATGAGTTGTTGGCACGACCCACGACGCAGGCTGATCGTCGACGGATGGGGGAAGCCGATTCGCCGAATAGAGGTCGACGAGCTTGGTGAAATCACAGGATTTCGCCGCTTTCCGTCGATGCTGCTTGCGGTGATGCTCGACGAGACGGTTCGACGCGTTTCGTGCGACTGCGGCGGTGAGCGCGTGATGCTCCGAGACCGACGCTATCCGTGCGGTGAGCGCAAGGCTCCTCACTCCTGCCGCCCGGAGCGCCACCGATGACCCCTCTTATCTTCATCACAGGTTCGCGTGAGATCTGGACCGACGGAGACGCGAGAACGTGGGGATTCGTTGAGCTCCAGAACATTTGCGCGGACCTGCCGCTCAGCACCATCGTCATGCACGGCGGAGACGACAACTCGCCCGACGTGATGGCGCAGACTCAGGCTAATTATCGTGGCGCCACGGCGCATGTGTTCCACTCGGACGGGTGGATTTCTGGCATAGAGAAATGGGTCCAGTGGGCCTCGCAATTCGACGTGTCACGCAAAGACCGCAGCAAGCTGATGGTCGATATGGCGCGCCAGTGGCTGGAATACGAGCGAGGCCCTGTCGTCGTGTTGGGTCTTCTGCACCACGCTGCTCAGTGTTGCGAAGCGTCGCGGAGACTAGATCTTGCCCGGCGTGCTGGGCTGTGGACCGAAGCGCGGATTTATACCCCGTGACCACCCTCGTCTACGTCTCCCGCTCCTCCGTCCGCACGACCGGAATCGACCCCGACCTGATACCCGGCCCACCGCCGCGCTCGCTGTCCGTGGTCGAGTGCTCGGACGGATACCTCCTCGCCCTCGTCTACCCCGGGCAGGTCGGCTGCGTGCTCTCCGTGAGGGCGCGACGCTGCTACGGGACCGAGCGACGGGACGACGTAGGGCCGCGGGTGGCGTCGCAGCTACGGGAGGCCGGGGTGCTCGTGGAGGCTCCGTCGGTCGTGTGGGCGGCGCTGGCTAGTAGCTGATTTAGGCTCGCAAGTGACTATTTGAGGGGCCAGTGCAAATAGTTGCTTGACGTGTGGATATCCACACGCATAATGAGCGGTGTCGAGGGCAGATGAGCCAGCGACGAACCGGAGAGAAAGACACCATGACGACCTGGACCATCACAAACAAGAAGAGCGGCGCGGACCTCGGCAGCTACGACGCGACGGACGCAGACGAGGCTCACGATATGCTCGCTCGCGATGCCGGCTACGAGGGTGTTGCCGACATGGCGAAGCGCCTCGGTCGTACGTGGGAGTCGCTCCGCGGAGAGCTTGAGATTCGCGCCGAGTGAACACGCCCGCCCTTCCCCCGCTCCGGCGGGGACATCGCCCCAGAGCGCGAGCCTGGGGCTTGCGGCGTTGGAGGACATCACATGGCAACCACGACCTACATCATGATCGAAATCAGCGGCAACTCGAACCCGAGCGAGCAGAACTTCGAGATCTACGAGGTCAACACGGACGAGGAGATCGAGGAGGCCCAGCGGGCGCTTCGCGATGTTGGCCAGGCTTCCGCGAAGGTGCTCGTCGGGGAGTACGGCTCCGAGGACTCCCACGAAAACGGCCAGATCCTCTTCGCAGAGTGACCTCGCCCGCAGTGATGTCTCAGCCCCACCGCCCCAGAGCGCGAGCCTGGGGCTTGCGGCGTCAGAATGGCACGCAAACCGAAGACCCCACCCAGCCAGACCTCGGAGGCTCGCGAGGCCCGGGGGAAGCGGCAGCGGCTCGTGCGCCTCCCGGCCGAGCTCGACGAGCGCTACCAGGACGCGATCGACCGTGGATACACCGGCACGGATATCGTGCTGGCGGGGGTCGAAGTGCTAGAGGAGCGCGGACCCCCATCAGAACCGCCGCGCAGGTGACGTCATGCAGGACACAGCCCCGAGCTACCGGAAAACCGGCGGCCGGGGCTTCGGGCGTCATGACCAACTATGATGACGGACCAAGCTGGGAAGACGATTTGCGCGTGATGAACGTGTCGCCGGTAAGTCTCGCCAAGCAGGCAGAGGTAGAGGCGGCCGAGGTTCACGCTCGCATGTGCGAGCTGTTCGCTGACTCGGGCTGGACGTGCCCGACGGTGAACGGACTAGACCGCGGATATGCAACGAAGGACCTCGATGCGGTGCGCGAGCACAGGTCTGCCGGAGGTCCGGTCTCTTACACGTATGCCGGCGCGTTTCAGGAGGCCGTGAGGACGCGCGTCTCACAGCTCGAACACCACAATGCGGCATGCGCGTGGAACGACGCGGCATACGAGGGCGAGCCGGACTCTGGATTGCCGCCCTATGCGACCGCTGGCTTTGTGTATCTACGGATGCTTGCCCGCGAGGTATGCAAGCTCGCTGGTATCCAGCCAGGGGACACAGGGCGAAGTCTATTCGACGCGTATCATCCGCACTCGCCTCTGGTCGTGCGGCTCGCACCACCAGAGCCGTTTCTGCTCTGATCCACGCTCCGCAGTTCGGCCCCGTCCAGCGCGTACCAACGCCCGGCCGGGGCATTAGGCGTTATGACCACTGCCATCAAATTCACGCAATATCTCGTGACCTCTGTCGCCATGAATCAGCTCAGGCTTCTCGGGTTTAGGACGTGGGAGACGTCGTACCCGTCGGGAGGGAGTGGAAAGTATGCGCTTCTCCCGCACATTGAGGACGATACGCTTTTGGTGGAGAATGACCGATACCAGATACAGATTGGAAAGATGTACGATCCTATCACCGAGAATACCTTTGCAATCGTAAAGGCGATTTCACCGATGTCGCCTCTCGAGGCTGAGCAATTCGAACAACGACGCGATCGATTGCGACGGGAGGAAGAGTCGCGCCGGGCCGAGCAGGTCGAGGAGAGAGCGCGCTTCGAGGCGCGATGGCTCGCGGAAGAGCGAGCGGAGCGAGCAGAGAGGCAGATGCGAACAATTGCCATGTGCGCGGACAGGGATGCCGTCGGGCGTGCCTACCGCAGGCGCGCCGCGGTGAAGTCATGACCTCCGCGGCGCATGGGTCGCAGTACCTTCTCTCCTGCGTGTCCATCAATAACGATCCAGCGTGGGCGATCGAAGAATGGAATGAGGATGAGAACCCACGCTGCGAGCCGATCGTCGGCATGTTCAAAGGCGGACTATTCGACACGCGCGAAGCCGCCGAAGCGTACGCGCAGGAGTGGGCCGCAGGGTGTCGCGAGCGCGGACGCCGTGAGGACGAGCGCGAAGCGCGGCTTTGGGGGTGACAAAATGACTAAAGCCCCACCCTCGCGAGAGGATGGGGCCTTGTAGCGCCGGTCGGACTTGAACCGACGACCTTCGGGTTATGAGCCCGACGAGCTACCGGACTGCTCCACAGCGCTGCCGTCGAGACGCGGGGCCATCGGATCACTCAGCGCAATCCGCCTCGCGTCAATCTCCGGAGCCACGCACCGCGGCTCGATCGCGAGCCCGAGCGCCGCCAGATCGCGGGCGGTGAGGCGCGAGCGATTGCGGTCGACCTTCATGCCAGCCGTGAGCACTGGCGGCACAGCGCCGTTGCTCCACTGGTGCGCGACCGGTTCAGGCATGCCGGGAATCAAATCCAGTGGCCCCGTGTAGTCCGCGAGAATCTGATCGTACTCGGCCAGCCCAGAGAGGTCAGCGCCGCCACGACGGAGCAATCCAGCGAGTCCTGAGCCCCAGTAGAGCAGCGGACGACGTAGCTGCGCGGTGACCGTCGATAGCCAGAGCAGACACGAGTCTACGGCCGCCTGCGGGCTCGCCTTGGGGTGTGCGTCGCAGCCTGCGTCGGGGCTCGACTTGCCTTCCTGTGGTCTAGCGCCGCACAGGGTCTCGAAGTCGAGCACGGGTGGTAGCTCGAACGAGAACGGCTCGACGAGCTCGCAATACTTCAGCGCGCTCTCTCGGACCGTGCCGCTCGGGTGGTGATAGCAATATCCGGTAAGCAAGACATCCGACGACGCGCGACAGCGGCGAACGTGCTCGGCGTAGCATTTGTCGAGCGTGGTCGTGCCCTCGAGAATCTTCAGGTACGCCCACGTGATGCCGTCAGCCCTGACGCGCTTCCAGTCGACGGACGCGGGCGATTGGGCGTCGGATAGGTCGATGCCCTCGGAGGCGATCAGCATTTGAGCATCGCTCCGAGGTCGCACCACCCGAGGACAGGGCGCCCGCGTCGGTCGAGCGACGGCCCCTCCCATGTCCAGTAGCGCTTGTCGCTGTGGTCGTATCCTAGCTTGCGCGTGCGCCACTCGATATCCGCGCCGTGGTCACCTTGGCCGCCGTCGATCGACGTGAGCACGCCGTCAAGCTGGGTATAGGTCACAACGACGAACCCGTGAACCTCGTAACCGCCGAAGCCGCCGATTACGAGCACGTCACCGGCTTGCGGGATTGCGTCTGTGCTCCGTGGATCGCGCCATGCGCCGAGGTCACGCCCGATCTGCTGCACCCACGCGGGAGCTTTGCCGACGACGCGCCACTCTCCAGACGCACGCGAGAAATACGGCGCATCGAGCAGCGGGTGAACGACGCCAGCCGCGCGCATCCACGCCATTGATTCGAGCATGCAATTCGACATCGTCTTCGACGACGCGAGCGCCACGCTCTGGTCGTCGTTCGGGAACAGCAGAGCGGTCGTGCGTTGGCGCACCTCGAGTTGTTTCCCGGCAGAGCAGCCGAGCCCTTGCCAGTCGACGATTCTCTCGAGCAGTCGCTGGCGATCGTATTCGATCATCGGTCTACCTTCGTCGGTTTCTCACGCGTCCACGGGTCAGGCAGCGGATCAAACTCAGGCGCCGGCGCGGGGTCTGTGTCCGGCCCCGTCGGCGAGCCTGGTAGGTCGTCGGCGCGCCGGTGCTGCTCCTCCAACGCGTCAAGGAACGACGGCGCAACAGCGCGCTCGATGTCCCCACCTCCCGCCAGCTTGCCACGCAGCGCCAGCCACGCGGCTTCGAGCTCGCCCGTCTCGTAGGTATCCCATACGGCGCGGATCACGGGCTGAAGAGGCGCGCGGAGCGATGCGGGAATCAGCAGCGAGAGGTATTGCCACGCGTCGTCGAACGACTCCGTACGAGGCCACACGTCGCGGAAAGCCTGCTCGATTCCAGGGAGCAAAGGCAACACGAGCTTTACGACCTCGGCGCCGAGCGCGACGGCTGCCAAGGGCGTCATTTCGCGGGCTCCTTGCACACACCGGCCTCTTCCAATGCGTCGGCGAGCGCGTGCTGTGCCTCGACGGCTTGCGCCGCCGTGGCGTATCGGTCGCGGTATTTGGCGGCGAGTTCGTCGACGACTCGGTGACGACACACGATCATCTGCTCGACGCTACCGTGTGAGCATTCTTTGGCCCACGCGGCGTCGACGTCCAGGTCGTGCACCTCACGGAGCGCGGCGCCGCTGATCGTGAGCATCCTGCCGGCTGCGTCGGCGGTGACACAGAGACGGTGAAGGTCATGCGATGGGGTACAGCTCGAGAGCAGGACCATGATTGCAAGCACGACGAGGATGCCGAACACGCCGAGAATCGACTCACCGAACGTCAACTCGTCGGAGCCGCGCCAGGACATAACGCGTTCCTCGGAGGCCAGTTCCAGCAGCCCGGCTTTGGCTCTTCGGAGTACTTCACGTGCTGGTTGAAAAACTGTCCCGTCGGGTTGAGGATGCACAATCCAATGTCCTCGTCGCTGTGCACCTCGGTAATCACAGCGGCGCGCGGGACGCTCTTGTATTCTCCGCCTGGGGTGCCGAAAGCTTGGTAGTGGACGATGCGGCCGACGGTTGGTTTTGCGTTCATTGGAGATGGTGCTTTCTCTTGGCGCACAGGCGCCGCGTTGCATCGCGAGCAGGTGTCCACCCACCGCTCCGGGTGAGGCCCTGGACAGCGGCAGCGCATGACTGTGTCAGGCCGCCCGGCGGCATTGCACGCGCGGCACTTGGTGATCGAATGTCCGCTCATGCCGCCTCGGGTGGGTCTGGATTGCTATTGGCCGGCGGACTCACGGCGGGTTGAAGCGCCGGGGGGACGTCGCGCGTCAGGTCGAGCGTGACAGGCTCATCCGATGGCCGCGCGACCGGGAGCGTCACGACGTCGGCGAGTCTCGGAGCGCTCGCTTGATCGAGCAGCGCGCCCGTCCGCGCGTCGCGCACGTGGGTCAGGAGCGCTTTGAGCCAGCGCGCTGTTCCTGGCAGGTCGATTCCCCAGCGCTTGACGCCCTCGACGACGAGCGCGAGCTTGCTCCCGGGCGTCGGGTTCTCGAGTAGCGAAAGGAGCGAAATCAGCAGCCATAGCGCCACTACGAAGAGGACGCCGGCCGCGGTGGGATGCGCGTCGAGCCAGGTAAATGCGTCTGAGATTGTCATGGCAGTTGGCCTCCAAAGAATAGGTATTTGATCAGGGCCACAACGCCCCCTCCGGCGAACGCGAGAACCGAGCCTTTGCCGGCTAGCAACAGCGCTTTGTCTGACGAACTGAGCGCAGCCGTAGCTTTGGTTTCTGCTGAGGCCGCTTTGGTCTCTACCTTGGCCAGCTTCGCAGCGGTCTCGATCTGCGCCTCGTTGCTCACTGAGTCGCGCTCTTTGACATGTCTGCCGAGCACCCCGAGCGCGCCGATGATCCAGTCGATCTTGCCGTGAATTTCCCGCGTCTCGGCTGACTGTACGTCGCGAGCATGACACGCATGAACACGCATCTGAATCAGATCGATCCGCACGTCGCGAGCCATCCGAGCGCCGTATGTGGCCAGTGCCTCGACGCCCTGCGGAAGTGGAGGGATCTCGGCGACCTCCTCCCGGATATGTGTCTCGCGTCGCTCGCGGTCGATGCGCTCGGCCTCTGCGCGCTCGTGAGCAGCTCTTTCGTCCGAGTCTGGCGCCTCGTCGGCCGGGAACAGTTGGACGATTTTACGGTCGGCCATCAGGGCACCTCATGGAGAGGAATCGGGGCGGGGATTTTATGGGCGGTCATGGCACTCCTGGCATTTTCGGCACGATTCTCCGCAGGCCCAGCGACAGCGCCGCGGCGTCGAAATCCCACACGAGACGCTGTTCACCGGTGGGCACGGGCGGGTTCTCGTGGTCCGTGACAATCGCAATCGTCTCAGGAGTGTCCACGCCGTATGCCTCTCCGGGGAATCCGTAGATCCCATGGTCCGGCGACATCAGGCCGACCACCGCATCATACTGCGTCTCGGGCATCTGCGCCGAGCCGGCGTAGTGCGTCGCAGGCTCGTCGCCGGTGGGGCTGAGCGCGACGGTGAGATTGTCCTCGTAGCCCTCGCCGAGGATGGCGTGAATGCGAGCGTTCACGAGCGGCGCCAATGGGGCCACGACGATGCCAATGATGCGTCGATCGTAAATCATGCCGTCCCCCATTTTGCCTTTAGGTACGACTCGATCCGCAGAATTTTGGACGTGGCAAGCTGCTCGCCAAACACGATGACCTCAGCGAGCGCCATCGCGCCCTTGGTCGACGAGTATCCGGCGCCGAGGTAGATGTTGCTCGCCGTGGGCGTGGCGTATGTGCCGGCACTAGAAAAAGTGGTCGACGCAGTGCGGTTGCACCGGAAATCTAGGCTCGCGAGCGTGTTTCCCCACGACCATACCCAGATGCAAGCCGTGCCGTTTGGGGTAGGCGAACCGGCCGTGAATGTCCTGCTCCAGGCGGACGCGTCCGATGCCGCCATCGTGACGCGTCCGCTTACAACATTGTAATAGCAAATCAGCCCACCCACCGCGGTCCCAGTAGGCGTCGCGCGAATCGAGCAGGGCGACGAGAAAGAGGCGAGCGTGATTGGCTTCCACGCCACGAAGATTGTGCCGTTGCTTGGTACCGATGGCAGCGTGACCGGGTAGTAATCATCCGACCCGTCCAGCGTGACGGCGGGCCTGCTGTTGACCGCCGTTGGCGTATATGTGCCGCGCCGCGTGGAGGACGGCTGCGCTGCATTGGCGACGTTGCCGCTGAGGTCGAGAATAGACGCGACCTGATCGCCGCTGTTGACGACCGGTGTGGTGAGCCCCGTATCAGTGCAGAGCCCGCGTTGTACATAGGTGTCCTGCCAGTACAGACATCGCCCCTCTTGCGCTGGTGACCATCGACGAGCGAGGACAATGTTGCTCATAGCTCGAATCCAAAAATGTAAATCGTCACGACGCCCGCGGTGATGTTCGCGCCAGTCGTCGCGACCTGGACGTAGATTGTTTTCGCTGTCGAGTAGGTCGTCTCGTACCCGAGTGCGTTTGACAGATCACTTCCGACCTCGGCGGGATTTTCGCCCCAGAGTCCACCGGCCGCAGTGCCGCCAGTAATCGCCCACGCGGTGAGCAATTCGGCGCCGCCGGATGTCGTCCCGACTTTGATCGTGCTCGTGCCACCTGCGCCGACTGACGCAGTGGAAAGTCTGCCAAGAAATCTCGTCAGCTTGAAGTTTGCTGGAAGCGTGACGATCGCCGTGTTCGTCGTCGTTCCGCTGTTCGCGACGAGCGAGACGGTCAGCGCAAGCGCGACCGCACGAGTCGAGCGCAGATAAGTCAGCGACGTCGAGCCGACCGTGATCGCGCCTGAGGTGGTCAGCGTCCAATATGTGTTGGCGCGTAGTTTCCCCGATACGACGTAAATCGCGCGACCCTGAAGCACCTCGTTGGCTGCGTCGTAGTCGGTAGCGCGAGTCCACCCGGACGGGCCAGTGACAAATACGCCGTTCTGCGACGCCGTGGACTGACCAGTGCAGAGCACGCGAGAGACGCTCGTCGTGTATCCGTCTGCTGTAGTTTCGCCGGATTGTGTGACATTGGACTCGATTACATAGTCGACGACGATTGAGCCATTGATCCCGTCGACGCCGTTTATGCCGTTGGATCCAGCCGCGCCCGCTGCGCCCTGTGATCCCTGCGCCCCAGTCGCCCCCGTCTCGCCCGTTGCCCCCCTCTGCCCCGTCGCCGTGATACTGCTCCCGCTGGCCACCGTGGCCCCCGGCGACGCTGCGCCCGGGTAGCCCAGATTCTCGAGCGTGACACTCGTCGACGTAGGCAGCGCCGTGACCTCGTAGTCGCCTCCCGGCGTGCGCACGAGAGAGCCCACGGCGAGCCATGCCGAGGACACAACCGAGACGGTGACGGTCGCAGCGGCTGCGGGTTGGGTGTAGGCGGCGGTCGTGAGGGTGTAGGCGGATTGGCCTGTGGGTCCGGTCGGTCCGGTGGCACCAGTGCTTCCGGTGTCGCCCTGTGGACCCTGGATCCCCTGGATGCCCTGCGGACCTCGAGCCGGTGCGAGCCCAAGAACCGTCGACTGTCCCGTGACCCTATCGACGACGACGAGCCGGAACGCTGGCGTTCGATCGACGGTGATCATGGGGACGGAAAATCCTCGAGCCGTAGATTGATTTGCACCACGGCGATCACCGTGGTTCCGTCGCTCACGCGCACGCCAACGACGAAATCACCCGCGCCATAGCGCCGGGTCTCGCCCGATACGCGGTCGCCCGCGGTGTCACCCGTGAGCACGACGGTGATGGTCTGGTCTGTGATCGAAATAGGTTCCGCCGAGTCCGTGAGGTCGAGTAGAGCTTCGGTGTCCTCGGGTCGCCTCTGAAGCGCACCACGTGCCTCGAACCCGGTGAGGCCAGTGCCCTCTACGGGCCAATCCGCGGGGCAGACGAGGTCATATTCGACGCGGTCGCCGACCGCTTTGCGGACGCTGATCGTCGGGAATGCACAGGTCATCGGAGCCACCCTCGCCCGCGGCGGTACATTTCCGCGATTTCAGTGGCCGTCAGCGCCCTGTCGTAGGCGCCTGCCTCGTGCAGCACCTGCGGACCAGCGTCGCTTGCTGCGCCGGCTCCGAGTGCCCACACGGGAAGATTGGATTCATTTGTCCAGACCACCGAGCCGGACGCCGCGTCCTCCGCAGCCAGGATCCCGTTTACGTACAGTTTCACCTCGTCGTCGCCGTAGGTCATCACGACCAAATTCGGCACGCTAGCCGCCAGCAGGATCGAGACCGACGCGGAAATCGTGACAGGCGAACCGGTGTCGATCGTGGCGGACACGATCCCGCCGTCCGCGAGCATGCCCATGCGAATCCCGGTGTCCGACACTCGCAGTTTGCCCCAGATCCATTGTGCCCCGAGCGGCAACAGCGGCGTCAGCCACGCCCAGATGGTCGCAGCGGTAGTGCCGGGGTTGGCGCCTGCTGCACCCGTTGCACCGCCGCCAGATGCCGTGTCCACGTAGACCGAGTCGCCGAGCGGACCGGGGATCCCGTATTGGACTTTCGAGGTAACGGAGAGATTTGCGCTCGTCGCGGTACCGCTGTTGACGAGCGCCCCGGATGCGTCGTCGAATTTGTACCAGAGCACCGCGTCGGCGTGAGACTGTCGGGGCGCTTGGCCTCGGGTCGTCGAGAGCGGCATCTGTCACACCGTCCAGAGCGAGACCCAGAGGTCAGGCGTGCCCGTGATTGTCTTGGTGGCGAGGGTCGTCGAGCTGGCCCAGCACAGTCCGCTCGACAACTCGAAGCGTGCTCGGAAACTCAGGGCGATCGAGCCGCCAGCGGGCACGAGTGCCGCATATTTCGGCGCGACCCCATCGGCCGGAACAGAGGTGCCGTCGAAGATTTGGAAATACCGATCGTCGCCGGACGTGTTGATTACATGGGCTTCGACCAGGCGCGTTGGCGATGTCTCGACAACGTCGCTCGCGAGAAGCGCAGTGGGCGGATCGTAGGTCGCTACGACCTCGTCAGTCGTGCGCAGGTACCCCTTGTCATCGCACTGGTGCTCGGAGAGCTGGCCATCTCCACCGCTTGGCGGGGTGGCATTGTACCGAGCAGATCCAAGCCAGCGGAATACCAGATCGAGCAGGGTTGGCAGTGCCATAATGGCCTCACGACTTCTGCATTGATAATGCAGTTGGTGTGCGTTTCGTTGCTCGTCGAGGAGTTGCTCAGAATATTCAGGTTATAGCTAAACGTGCCAGAACCCGCGCCCGGAATGGTGCGGATTAGCTTCCAAGAAATGGGTCGCTTTTCACCGGCGCGAACATAGGCAACCGTTCCGATCACGGTCGTGCCTTCGAGCAATCGCACGGTTAGATCCTGCGTGGTTGCTTCGAGCTCGGAAATGAACCCGGTCAGCATCACATAGTCGCCGACCTCGACGTCTACATCGGTGACCGACGCGATGTTGTATCCGTTCGTCGTGTTGGCGCTGTTCGTGGCACCGCCCGCAATGCCCGTCGCGACACTGACGAGCCTATTGGGAACCGGTGCCTTGCCCGGGTCGAGCCGCACCTCTGCGCCCGATGCACCGCCGTCGGTGAGAATCAGTCCGATTTCGACGCGCTGAAAATACCCCGTGCCCGCGGTCCAATTCAGCTCCCAATAGCCGTCGCCCGCGCTCGCTCCGCTTGTGTCGACCCTGTAAAGGCCAGTACCAGGAACGAGCACGAGATCACCCGCTACGAGCCCGGTGAGCGCTTGCATCGCCGACAGCGTGTCGGCCTCGCGCACGCCGTTCCCGAGGCGAATCAACCTGCCGCCTGACGTAACAGTGAGCACCCACCGATCGTCGCCGGTCACGGTGCTGTTCGCCGAGAACAGGTACACGCCCGCGCCGGTTACGACAGCAGTGTCACCATCGGCGAAACCCGTCTCTGCTTTCGCCGCGGAGACGGTCGTGTACCGCCGAATTCGCTTCACCCCATTGGATGAGTCGAAGAGGTTTTTCAGGTATCCGGTATTGTCCAGGATGGTCTGGAGCGGCGTGTTTACACTGGCCGCGGTGCGTGCGCCTCCACCGGATGGCCCCGTGCAGGTGCTGTAAAACGTTCCAGTCGCTGCGGTAAGTGTCGTCATTGTCCCTCTGCCACCTGTACAAAACCAGTATCATCAGTCGCCCAGTCGCCCGGGTCGTCCCATGTCCCCGCGGGCCAGTCCCAAAGCTCTGCGTCCTGCGTCACCTGCGCGAGCGCGAATCGAAGCCGCGTCTCACGAGGCTTGAACACTTCGATCACCCGTGACAGTCGCGCGCCCCATTCGATCGATCGGCTGCAATCCCACACGCCGCCGTCGGTCCACGTGCCCGGGTCATCCCATGTTCCGTCGGCCCATGTGCCGTGGTCGTAGGGGAGCACCACGACGAACCCGGCCCACTCGTCGACGGGGTATCCGGTCAGTGATTCCAGCACGAGCGCGCCGGTGTATCCGTGGCGTCGGAGTTCAGCTTGCAGTGAGTCGCGTGTGCCCGCGATCGACCAGCCGTCGAGTGCTGTCCTAAGCGTCTCGCCGTAGGTCGCCTGCGTGTCCAGTGGCGAGCGCTCGAACCCGCACTCTTCACCGATCTCATCCTGGGCATCGATGGGTGCGAGGCCAGGAAACGAGACCTTTATCGCCGCCTTCGCGAGCTCGTCGAGGGTGTCACCAAATAGGCCGATCGCCTCGAGAAAAAGCGTCGCGATAGGCGCGCGCATTCCTCGGTACGGAATGCCCGATAGGTACTGCCACCAAGAGGGGCGCGTCATGTCGTGTAGACGAGAGATATCGAGGCGGCTGCCGTCTGGTCCGTGGACAATCCAATATTCGCGGCCGGTGTCACGAGCGCACAGTCGATCACGCCAGCGGGTGACATGATCTCTTCGAGCACTTGCGCCGCGCGTACCTGGCCGCCGATCGGGATCGAGGCGAAGTAAGCGAGCAGGCGAGCCTCGATTGCGGGCTTCGCGGTGCGGATCTTTCCGGGCGAAACCGTGACAGTTCCAGTGATTGGAATCGTGAGCGTGGACGCCGAGGCAATATCGAGCGTCGCACACAGCGCGCGGCGAAGCGTGCCGTCGGTAACGCCCTCGAGATAATCCGAGACATCGTCGACGACCGACGAGAGCACGCCACCGCTTGGGCCGGCGAGACGGATTCGGATGATTCCGCCATAGCCCGGAGTTGAGACCGTGACTTTGGTGACCTGCGCGCTCGCGTCGAGCACCCACTTTTGATAGGCGCGATCGGGCGACCCGAGGGAGAGTTCACCCCATCGCCCCTGGCATCGCGTGCGCAGCCTGTCGTCGCTCTCCTCCTCGGCGCCGTAGACCGTGAGCCACGTGCCCGTTGTGCCGATGGCTGGCGACGTCACGGTGAGCCCGGGGTGTGGCGTCGCGAGCTTCGTGATCGAGCCAGCGTTGACGTTGTACAGGTAGCCCGGTTGCTCGGCCTCGAACGTCACCGACGCCGTCGCGCCCGCGGCGATCGAGATCGCGCCGGTGTTGCGGAAGAGCTTGCCCGTCGAGCTCGCCGCGATCAGTTCTTGCGGGTCGTAGGTGAGCGTGCCCGCGGTCGCGTTCGTCAACTGAAGCGTGCCGCGCGCGAAGATCGCCGCGGCTCGATCGATGCCGTAGCGCTGCTGCGCATAGAGCGTGAGCCACGATCCCGCGGACCTCGAGAGCAGACCCATCTCCGCGATCTGTCGAATCGACAGAGGGAGCGAAGACAGGAACTTTCCGACGAGTTCGACGAGCGTTCGGCCGGGGGTGCCAAGTTGCCACGCGGTGACGGGGAAGCCTGCGGACGCGAGCAGATTGAAGACCGATTGTGAGGTCTCGTCCTCGGTCGGTTCGCGTGTGAGATCGTCGAGAGAGATCACGAGGTGGTCACCTGGGACTGAAGAATTTTGATGTTGGCCGCGATGCGGTCGACGCCGAGCACGAGCGAGAACACGCCGTCGGCGTCACGGATCTTTGCGTCGATCACGAGCTCATCCGTCGACTCGTCGAGGGTCAGTTGAACCGCTGCGGCGAGCACGCGTTCGTCACGCATGAGCTGCGCTCGGATCGACGCTTGCGCGGCTGCGATCGTGCGTGAGTTCAGGTCTTCGTTGAGGACGAAGAGCACGTCGAAACCCCACGACGTGTCACCGTTGATCGGCTCGAGCGATCCGCTGGAAGCCTGCAATCCGAGTACGGCCGCCTGAACAATCGCGGCGCGACCGGTGACCGTGGAGAACAGCGGGTCGAGGTCGCCGTCGAAGCTGATGTCTACGCCTGCGTCGGCCATGTTAGGTCTTGAAAGCGAACGAAAGCGCACTCGACGCGCCGGGAGATCCAGCAACGAAGAGCAGCGCCATCACAGATTGGCCGGGCACGCCGATCCCGGGCAGACCGCCAGAGAGCTGCGCCGAGAGGTCAGCGCCGAGCGCGTCGACGGCGCCGTCGTATCGATAGAGCGCGAGGCCGCCGCTCGACAGTGCGAGCTGAAGCGCACCGCCAAGAGTGATCTGCTCTTCGAGAGCGATCGACGCATCCAGCGCGAAGCCGAGCAGATCAAGCACGCCCAAGAGGGCAACCTGAACCTGCGCGGCTGCGTCGATCAGCAACTGGATCGCGATCTTCTGCGCCGTGAGCTCGGCGACGATTCCGGCGCTTGCGCTGATGTCCGCGGCGAGCTGTACGCCCAGATTCAGATCGGGCGCCGTGAGGATCCCGGTAATCGAAAGCGACGCGTTCAAAAGCCCGGAGAGATACGTCGCGGGGTCTTCGATCGCGATGCCAAGATTCGCCTCGAAGCTGAGAGCTGCGGAGAGCTGGAAGTCGATCGACGCAAGCACCGCCGCGGAGATGCCCAGCGAGAGCGAGGCGGCTGCGTCGGCCTGCACCTGAAGCAATGCCTTGAGCGGGTCGAGCGCGGCGCGCAGAGTGCCAAGCGCGGCGAGCAACGCGGTGATGCGACCGCCCAAGCCAGGAGACAACTCGCCGAGCGTCAGGGTGCCGAGGTAGGTCGTCGTCACTTGGTGGTAAGATTCCGGAATGAACTACCGAATCGTCGTCGCGATCACGCTGCTACTCGCCTGCTCTCGAACCACTACGACCACGCGCGGAGGAACGTCGGGAGCATCGGGCGCGGGAGGGTCATCAGGAACGAGCGGGACCGCCGGAGCGGGCGGCACGAAGGTTTGCGAGCCCGACGCCGAAAGAGAATGCAACTGCCCGGACGGATCTATTTCGACCCGCTTCTGCCTTCACAGCGGGCTCGATTGGTCCGAGTGCGATTGCTTCGCAGCAGGGGCAAGCGGCTCAAGCGGTGCGGCTGGTACTAGCGGTGCTGCCGGCGCCGGAGGAAGCGGCGCAACGGGCGGCGGTGGAACTGGAGGAACGGGCGGATCATCCGGATCAAGCGGAACCGCCGGCGCTGCTGCAACGGGCGCGGCGTGCGGCGATGGGCCACAGCAGCCGATCGCTGTTGCGACGCAGTGGTTCCAGGTCAACGGACCGAGCGATCCTATGGCCGGAGGGGCCGCGTCGCTGTGTGATGCGTCGTGCGGGTTCCCGCCCTGGGCATTCACCGTTTACCCCGACGGGACAGCCCCGCCAGGGTGCGTTGTTCGCGACATTGGGAGCAACGTTGCCTGTTGCGAGCAGCCGGCGTGTAGCCGCTACCCGAGCCAGTGCACGATGCCATCGACGCAACAAATCGAATCGACGTATGAAAGCTGTTATCTGGGCGCTTCGCCCAGCGTAGGGTGCGAGGAGATTGCGCAACAGTCGATCTACTGCTGCACAGAATAACGAAGATTTGTTCACGCTGAATGCGCTGATCTGCCCTGGCAACGACGGCGATGGCAGCCCCGGCGGCATCCAGAAAAACACCGGATACCACGTGCCTCCGGTGAGCGGAGCGGGTGACGGTGGCCCAAACGGCGGCCCTGGATTCACGAACGACACCATCATCCCGAGCCCGCCCGATCGCACGAGGTCTCCGCTACGCGCAATCGGCCGTCCCCCGTCGCCGAGCTCCACCGAAGCGGCGTGTACTTTCACGTTCTGCGCGGTGACGTTCAACTCTTCGACCTCGGCCGCGTCCCATACGGTCGCAACGGGTCGACGTGAGTCGCCGTCTTCGTACTGCACCGCGACGCGAGCGCCGGGCTTTATCGTCGCGCTGATGCCGGGGATCCCGTAGCGGATCGGCACCTGCGTGGGTGACGGAACAGAGACCGTTTCGAGCTTGATGTCGAGCGTCCCGTCGTCGTTCTGCGCGATGACCGAACCGAAGTAAGCCGCACGGTAGCGGTCGTCGCGCGTAAAGAACCGCACGAGTCGGCGCAACATCTCGCCGAGCGTGGAGAGCTCGAACAGGATGCGGCAGCGAAGTGAATCGTTGATCGTGTAGACGGCTTCCGAGACGCGTCGATCGCGGAACGTCGCCCCGGGAAGCACGATCGGCAGCTCGGGCGCGATCTCGATGCGCGCGTCATCAGGTCGCTCGGAGGTGACCACGTGCGTACCTGAGAGCGTGGGCCACGTCTCCGCGCCCAACCACACCGAGCCGTCGCGAAGCACGCGCCACGACAGCGATAGCGCGTCGCAAATGGCATCGAGTGCCATGCCCGCCGTACCGGCCTCGCGCGTCCACGTGGGAAGGTCGCGATCGAGCACCGCGGCGAGCACGGTCGAAGAGAGTTTCTCGCCCGTCTCGCGAGCGATGTCGTCGAGCACGGTGCGCAGTGTGATCTCGCGATACCACCGCGCGGCGAGCATGGTGCCGAGGCCGCCTGCACCGCCGACGATGCGAGCCAGATACCGGCCGCCGTAGACACCGCCGCGGTAGATGGTCCCCGACCACGACGTGCCCTTGTACGAAAGCACGACGGCACCGCTCGGTGGGTTCTCCGCTTCGAGCTGAACCGTGGCTGTCCACGCACGTGAGAGAGGCTCGACGATCTCGGCCTCGTACACCGGGCGACCTGCGAGAAGAAGGTCACTCATGGTGCCGGCGGTCCCGATGCCGTGGGTTTCGGAGGTGGCGGCGGGCCAGCGTATCCGCTCTGCGAAACAGCGTCGTCGAAGACCGTCGTGACGTTCCCCTTCGCGCTCTTCGGTGTTGCGGATCCTGTCTTCCCGCCCGCAAACTCGGGGCGCCACTCGTAGGCGCTGATCTTGTAGACGTATTCGCCCGGCTTTGACCCATTGCCAGGGCCTTCGAGTGATTCGATGATCACGTCGGTGATCGCCCGGGCAAACGTGAATTCGTGATAGATCGTGAGCGGTTGCGGCAGGCCCTTGCTCGCGTCTGGCTCAATCAATTGCGTGATCTCGCTCATGAGTTGGAGCTGCTCGAGCGTCCACACGACGATCTCGATTTCGATTTTCGCGGGGTCGTAACCTTCGACTGTGAAGGTCGCGCCGCTTGAGCCCTTGGCCTTCTTGATATCGAGCTTGATGCCGCGCTTGGGCGCCTTGATCGTTGCAATCCCGGGCAGCTCTTGGCCGCCCAGAAGCACGGAGCTCGACTCGTCGGGGGTCAGCCCGTACGGAGACTCGCCAGCGATGAGCAGCGTCATGTTGCCGCCTGCGCGCCGAGCTCATCAAAGAGCTTCGACAGTTCGAGCCGGATGGCACTCGCCGTACCGCTGGCATCGCCACCCGTCGCGTTGATCGTGATCGTGTACTGCGACGCGCCGCCTGGCCCTGCGACCTGGGCGCCTCGAGCACCGGCTGCGAGCACGCCAGCGCGGAGCGCAGGATCAGCTTGCGGCTGCGTCATGTTCGCCATCGCGTCGGCCACGTTCGGCGTGCCACGCGCAACGCCTTGCTCGAAGCCCTGCGCGGTGTAGGCGCCAAGCTCGAGCATGACCTTCGACGGTGAGGCGATACCGAGCGCGCTCTTGACCGCGCCCTTCACAGCGCCGCCGAGCGCGGTCATTCGAGCAACGACGGCGCTCGCTCCGGACTCGATGCCGTCGAGCAAACCGTTGATGATCTCCGAGCCGATCCCGACCATGTCGGCGGCGACTCCGGAGACCGAAGACACGAGGCCCGATCCGAGTTCAGCGAAGCCCTGCACCACCATCGAGATGCCGGTCAGGAACACGCCCCAGATACCGGCGGCGAGTCCGACCATTGCGCCGATGAGCCCGATCACGGTGGCGAGCACGGCGACAAGGAAACCCACGACAGTGCCGATCACGCGGAACGACTCGGTGAGAACACCGAGCCAGTCAACCGACGACTTGCCACCGGAGAGCGCACCGAAGAGCGCGGAGATCGGCGTGATGGCAGCGGAGAACGCAGCGCCAAACGACGCGGCGAACACTTTGCCCACGGGGATCACAGTGCCCCAGAAGAAGGCGACGAAGGACGAGATCGCGGGGGTGATCGCGCGAACCGCACCGGCGATCCGTGAGAAGACCGCGGCGAGATCGGCGCCCTTCATGCCGGATGCACCGCCAAAGAACGCGCCGAACATGCCCTCGATCGCGGCTTTGAGTTCCATCGCCGAGGGTGTTGCGAGCGCGTCGTTCAGCACGTTGATCGCGTCCGCAAGTGGTTGAATGTTGACGTCCTCGAAGAGGCGTTGATACCTCGATTCGAGCGTCGACAGAGCGCCGCCCAGCGTCTTCGATTTCTCGGCAGCAGCCGAGCCGATGATCGCGTTTGGGTCGCCCTGGTAAAACGTGTTCTTGATCGCCTTGTAGAACGCGGCCTGGCCCATCTCGGCGGTGACTTTCCCCGCCTCGATCATCTTCTGGACCTCGCCCGCCTTCTTGCCGGTGACCTGCTGAAGAGCCTGCACCATGTTGACGGCGCCGCCGCTGTTTTCGGTGATCATGTTGATCTCCTCCGAACTCAGCTTGTTCTTGCCCTTCATCTTCGCGAGCGCCGCAGAGACGCCGCTCACGCCCTCGTTGCTCGTAGTGAGCGAGAGATCGGAGAGCGCGGCCATCAGCTGCGCCGTGTCCTGTACGCCGAATCCGCCGCCTTTGAGCGACTTGAACATCCCGACGACTTGCTTGTCATCGAACGGGCTGATGTCGCCCATGGTCTGAATCATCTTGTAGGCGGATTCGGCGTTCTCCTTGCCGCCCATCAAATACTTGAGCGCAAGCACTGTGTCGCCTTTGAACCCGGCCGCGCTCACGGCGAAACCAGTGAGCGACGCAGCGCCGGAGGCGAGCGCGCCGACCGCAGCAAGAGCGGCTCCCGCTGCTACGGCCACGCCCATGAGCGCAGCGGATGCGGCCGAGCCGTTCGCCGATCCGCTCTGACCCATCGAGCCGAACTTCCCGCCGATGTCGCCGAAGAACGAATCGAGGCTCGACGTCATGCCCTGCGTCGCGCCGTGCCATCCACCTTGCACTTTCGCGATCGACGCCATGGCCGGCGCGAGGTCGGGCATGTGCATATTCGTCGCGCCCTTCGACGCTTTCGCAACCGCGTCGAGTTGCTTGATCGATCGCTCGGCGCTTCGCGCAGGTCCGGTGACCTGGTCGATGAGACGAACGATAAAATCGACGGCGCTCATGCGTTGGGGTCAGGTCTTAGACAGGAACGAGCGAATCAGTGCGTAGAACTCGGCCTCGAGCAGCGCGCCGACGAATGCGTCGTCGCTATCGTGCCCTTGCCTGTAGGCGTGCAGCGCATGCGCTGCGACCGCTACAGAGCGCCGGGCGTCGCCGAAGCTGGCTTGTATTTTTTTGCCTGGGTGACCTCTTCACCCTGGGCGATCTCGGTGACCGCGCCCGCGATGCGCGTGCTGGCCGCCGGATACTGATCGAGCATCTCATTGAGATCCGACCGAGCAGGGAACACCACCACGTCGCGCGCGAGCTGGTCGAGCACGTCGAGCTTGTTCTTCTTGTCGGAGATGAGGTCGCCCGTAAAAGCGCGATACTCCGCGCGGCTCGCCTTGCGGAAGGCCACGGTGTTGCCGTCGACTTCGAGCGTCCAGATCGCGCCGTGCTCTGCGCGCAGCTTGTCGAGCTGTTCTTCGGTGAGCTTGGCCATCAGCCGACCTTCAGATCGGGGATCGGTGCAACCCCGTTGTGCATGATGTACATGATCGACAAGTCGAAGCTGACCTCGTTCGGATCGTTGCCGCTTGACTTCGCGCCCTTCTTTTTGATGCGGCAGCCGCGTAGCAAGTCTTTCGTGAAGGGCATCCCGTCTTCGCGGTATTCGACTTCGATGTCGAACACGACAGCCATGAAGCCAGGACCGAGCAGCGCGATCAGCTGATCGGCTTCGACCTTGTACAGGGTGATCGAGCCGTCGGCCTTGTACTCGCCGAGCGTGCGACCGAGTGCTTGCGGCGAATTGGCGCGCTTCTCCGCTGGTTCGAGTGAGTCGTTGTAGCTCACTTCTTTGGCGTAGACCTTCTGGCCTTTCGCCTTCACGGTGATCGAGGCGTGGCTGTATTCACGCCCGTTGATGTTCGGGTAATCAGCCATGGTCAGACCGCCTTGCTGAAGCCAACGGTTACGGTGATGGTGCGCGCGTAGCCCTTCGGCCGAACGCGCACGTCGAGCTGGATTTCTTCGGTCGACGAGACGTCGTTCGTCCGGTTGACGACCACGCTTGCGGACTGCGCGTAGCCCTTGGCCACGAGGCCCGCGGAGAGCTGCGAGTTGATGTCGTCTTCGATCGATCGCGCCTGCGGATCGGTGAGCGATCCTGCGGGCTCTTCGACGGTGCCGGGCTCGGCGTTCGTGTCGAGCTCTTCGTTGAGCCATTGCAGCGCGGCCGTGTAGGCAATCGTGCAAGCTCGGTCGAGCACGCGGCGGTTCGGCAAGTCGCGGAAGTCGCTCGTGAGAGCCACCTTCGCGCGGATGCCTGAGAGGTAGAACCCGGGCGTGCCGCTGTTGGCAACAGGCGTGAACGTGCGGGTCGTGGTGACGCCCAGGTCGTGGAAGGCGATCGTTGCGGTGCGCTCGTCGTGGGTGATTGACGAGACGCCGGGAAGAGCTCCGTCGCGCACGCGGCCGGGGTCGCGTTGGAGCGGGATCTTCGCGGCGCGAGCCGAGGCCGCCCACGCGATCGATCGGCGGTAGATTCGTTGGTTGATCGGCGAGACGATTTCCGCCATGCCGAGGTGCGGGAAGATCCGGTCGTTCGTCGCTGCCGCGAAGGTCGCGTCGGCCAAAACGTCGGCGTCGTCGACGTCCGGCAACTCGACGATCGCCCAGACATACCGGAACGCGTTTTCCATGTCCGAGAGCTTCGTGCCCACGGCGGAAAAGACCGCGTTGAAGTCGGTCATGTCCGCCGCTTGGCCCACGACGTGGAACCCCTCGAACGGAACCGTCGATGCTGACATCGCATCGAGTGCATCGCCGAGCGAGGTCGTCGTGAATCCGGGTGCCGTACTGGTCGACGTGTACGTATCGCCGGCCACGTAGGTGCCCGTGGCAAAGGTGAGCGTGAGGCCCGTATCTGAAGCAAACGCCGTGATCGATGCGGCCGTGGCGTACTCGGGCGAGTAGGTGTCGCCGCCGTCGAATGAGACCTTGAAAGTCGCCGTCCCGCGCGTACCGCCGCGCACGATCAGCACGATCACCTCGTAGCCATCGAGCGGCGTACCGGTCGAAGCGCAGCCGGGCGAAGGGCCCGTGCCGGTGCGTGTCCAAGAACCTTGCGAGCCGGCCACATCGGTGTCCGCTTTGCAGACGTAGACGATGCCGCCAGCCACGTTCAGCAAATGCGCCGCGGCCTCGACCACAGGGCCCGTGCCGAGCGTGTCGACGAGTTTCTTCGGGTCGTTGAATCGATATAGGGTGTTCGCGGTTCCGCTAGAACACACGCCAACCTTGACCTGCAAGCCATTGGCTGCGGGCGGAGTGAGGCCGAGTGCGCCATCAAGCGCGGTGAGCGATACGGATGGGAGCGACATCAGCCAGCCCTCGTAGTGCGCGCCGCGGTGACGGCGTCGTCAAAGGTTTTCTCGGAGACGATTTGCCCGATCGCCCATTTGGCGCGGGCACGTGTTGCGCTGAAAACCCAGCGCGGAATTCGCTTCTCTTCGGCCCACTGCTCGACCGTCTTTTCGACGCTCGGCACGATGGGTTCCGGATTCTTTTCTGGCATCAGGTTTCTCCTGTTTGCAGCAACCCATCGCCAGCGACCGGCGACACTGCCTGCATCTTGATTGTCGTTGCCGTCGCGGTGCCCGGCGTGCGGATCGTGGTGAGCTCGAGAACAGGCACATCGATGGTGCAGGTGACCACCGAGAGTTGGCCCTTGGTGAGCCAGTCTGCGAGTTGCTCGTTCTCGAGCGGCCACTGGTCCGCGCCCCACGAAATCGTGGCCATACAGGCCACGGTGAGCACGGCCATCACCTTGGTGCTGAGCTCTTCGGAATCAGTCCAGGAATTGCCCCAGCAATACGCCTGCAATCCAAGAGACCGCACGACGAGTTGCCTAGGTTTTCCGCCGGGACGATTCACCGGCTTTGCACCACCAGGACACGGCACCCATACGACCCGCGGAGGGCTCGACGTGAGTTGCAGATCCTTGTATCCGCGCCCGAATGTAATCCCTGGCACGTGCTCCAATAGGATCGGTTCGACCTCACAGATCACAGATTCGAGGCTCACCGAAGCACCGCCGCGAGGATTCGATCGGATGTGCGGCGCATCGAGGATTCCCAAGCGCCAGGCAAGCCACCCGTAGGCAGAAACGGCCGCGCCTGGATAGTCACCTCTTTGGCGAATACCCAGCCGCCCTTGCGTCCACCGGTGCGCCACGCGAGGCGCTTTGCGGTCTTGGGTCGGATGGTCGCGCCGCGCTGGTGCACGCTGGCATAAATGAGCGAGGTGCCGATCGTGAAACTCCGCACGCTCTGCCCGAGTAGCGCGAGGCTATTCAGGAGAGCGCCGGAGTTCCGAAGCGGGCGACCTGAGCGCATTTTGAGCGGAGCCCATGCGTTCCCATATGGGTCGGTGCCCGCGTTGGCGGTGCGCTTGACGAGTGAGAGCGTGTGCTCGGAAAGAGCCCGCGACACGCTTTGCATCCCGCCCGTAGAAAGTTTTTGAATCTTGCCGAGGAGAGCGCCGGCTGAACCGCTGATCGCGATTCCACTCATCGGCGCCACCGTCGAGGCATCGAGGCGATGGCAGCGCTCCCGCCTTCGGGTGCTGCCTCATCCTCTGGGCTCCCGACAATGCCGGTCGACCCATGCTGCGACACCCACTGGAGCCATTTGATGGCATCCAGATATCGGTCGCGGAAATTGTTATTGTCGCCTGCCGTCGGACTGTATCCGCGGAACGACATCACGTCGTAGGCGGCGATCGACGCTACGGCTCGCTCAAGGTCCGCCGTCCACGAGAGGAGCGGCAGATCATAGTACGAGTCGAGATACGTATCGGCGAGCGCGCTTGCAGCCCTGAGCGCCTCGGCAAGCACATCCGTCGGGATGTCTCGGATCGCATCAGCAGGCAGGCCGATCGACTGGAACTTCTGCACATCGCAGTAGCTGTCGATCGCGTACGCCGTGATCGTGGTCGTGAGACTCGGAGACGTCCCCGCGATCGTCCACGCTGCTCGCAGGTAGCGCGAGCTCTTGGGTGGAAGAATGCGGGTCGTCGCAACCGAGGACAGTGAAGCCGTCGGGTCGCCCAGATCGGACCAGGTAATGCCATCCACCGAGGTCTCGAGCTGAACGACCAGCGACGGCGTTGTGCCGCTTGCTGCTGAGATCTTTACGTCGACGGGGACGACTCGATTTCGCGAGACGCCCACATCAACGGGCGCACCTGTGCCGCTCGTCGTGAGGACAGAGCGGAACAGGAGCGATTCAGACATCAGGTCGCGATGTCGTCGGTGATCTCGATCACTTCGACGCAGAGGTAACCGGCGCCGGCGACGTAGACCGAGGTCATTCGGTTGAACTTGATCGTATCGCCCGGGGTCAGAAAGACGCCCGTTGCGAGCGCAGCGCCGACGGTGCCAGGCTTGATCCCGGTGCCCATTGCCGCCGTGGCATCACCCGAGGCGCCGCCCTGGATGTCACCATCCGTCGAGCCCGAGGCGTTGCTGGTCGAGGCGCCGATCTTGGATGACGATCCGCCGGTCCATGCCGTGGTATTGATCCAATAGGCGCGGGCGACGCGCAGGTAGTGATTGTCGGGGCAGGTGAAGAGCACCGCATCGTCCGCGGTGGCGTACGAAACAGGGAGCTTGAGAACGGCAATGCCGAGGCCGCCAGTGGTCGCGAGCTTCGAGTGGCCGTTGGAGGCGAGAGATTGAGTTGACATGTTTTCCTCTGGTCAGGCGACTTCGCCGCGGACGTCGAACGTGAAAGAAGGATCGGTGCCGCTGACATCCCAGCGGACGCGAACGAAGCGATCGAGCCCGCCCGCCGAAAGGCGCTGCGAGCTGATCGCGGTCTTGAGGTCGAATGAGTCGACCGCTCGCCAATCGCTGTCATTGTGCGAGGTCTCGACGACAACCAATAGCTGCGGCGTGGTGCCGCCCACTTCGGTGACGTCGAGCAACAAGCGGATGCAGCCGCGATCGGCGGTCTCGATGGATGTGCCGTTACCATCTGCGGTAACAGCGGCGGACGCGTGAAGAATCACGTCGGCCGTGTCGGCCCATTGGCCGTTCTGTCGTGGGTATCCCATGGGTGTCCTCAGAGCAGCTCGGAGGCTGCGGAAACAACGGCCGCGGCCTGGCTTGCGCTCAGACCCACGTTGCGCTGCAACTCGTCCGCCGCGGCTCCCTCGAGGTCTTCGACCGCCGAGTAGCCCACGGCGACAAGCGCAGCGCGGGAAGGAAAATTGTCGGGCAAATCAGTGGCCTCGATAGCCTCCTGCTTTGCCCTCCAGACGCCGGCCTCAGTCGGCTCGTCGGTCTCCAGAGCGAACAAGCGCTGCAAGAGATAGTGTCGACGAGCGTTCGAGATCGGCATCGATTGCGGGTCAGTTGTGGGTGAACTTCACAACGCCGCACTTGGTGCCGTTCGGGTGCCGCACGTAGCGGTGGACGGCCCAGTAGATGTGGAAAACGTTGAGCTGAGAATCGCTCAAAACGTCCTCGGCCGTCTTCATGTGGCTCTCGCCAATCCAGAACACGATCGCATCTTTCTTGAGCAGAAGCGTCGTGTACTTGGGCGGGCTGTCGCTCGTCGGCGAGAGGCGATCCGAGACGAACGTCGGCATGCCAGCGAAGCGGCCGAGCTCTGGGTTGAGCCCGTCGACGTAGAGCGGGCGGCCGGTGGAGTCGGCGAGCTGGTAGGCGTCGCCCTGCACCTTCGAGTGCATCACCATGGCAGCCAAATCGCGCTGCTCGTCGCCCCACTTCATGCGAGCGGTGATCGTATCGTTGAAGTTGATCTTAACCGGCGTCCCGGCGCTGTAGACGTCGTGCGTCAACAGTTCACTTCCGGCCGCGGCAGCGGCCGACATGGCCTCCGCGTCGATCTTGCGCTCGACCGCGAGCTTCACCTGGCGCGCCATCTCACCATATGGGTCGTCGGCGCTGGACGCCTGGGCCCACCACGTGGCCTCGATTGCGATACCGCTGTGACGAATCGTCGCGGTCTCGTCGGTCTGCGAAATGCCACGCGGGGTGAGCGCTTGGCCGTCGTCGGTGAGGTCTTCGAGTTCGCCGATCGTACCGAAGTACGGGACGGTGATGGTCTCGCCGACCTTCGCTTTGCCGGCAGGCATCCCGGTTTTCACCAGGACAGCGCCCGTGTCTTTCATGACACTCATCCCGGCGTAGATGCCTTTGATCGCGTCCTCGAGTGCCTCAGGGACGAAGAGATCGCCTTTTTTTACGTATGCCATGTGTCCTCGTCAGCCTGCGGCGCGCAGGGTGCGCGCGAGAGTTGGGTTGTCGTTCGAGAGCCGGTGCTTCTCGGCCGGGGTCATCTCCGACCAGCGCTTGCCGGTGGAGACAGCATCAGAAGCCGACTCGGGCGCAGGCTGCTGCGCCGTCGCTGACGCGAGCCTCGGATCGGGGTCGATCTCCTCAAGGATCGCGCTCAGCATGACGGGGTCGCCGCCGCTCTTTTTCACGAGGCGATCCTTGTTGGCCGGCTTGATGCGCCCTTCGGCGGTGCCGCGCGCCACGACCGCGTCGAAGTCGCGCTTTCGCAGCGCGCCCTCGAGCTCGTTCACGCGCTGCGACAGGGTCACCGCGGACGATTTGTTTTCGACCAGGCCAGCGACGACCGCGAGCGCCTGTCGAGCGTCGCGCTTGCCAGTGATCGAGCAGAGTTCCCCCTGCACTTCCTTGGCTACTGCGAGCTCGGCTTGCGCCTCGGCGACGTCTTCCGACTTGTCCGCCATCAGCTTCGAGATTGCATCGAGGATTTCTGCCTCAGATGCCGTTGCGGGAAGCCCGAGGGCTGCCGCGAACTTTGATAGATCCATCGGTTTCTCCGTGGGAAAAGCGGCCACAGAGGCCGCGATCAGTGCATCCAGGCGATCGGTCGCCGGAACATTGGTGAGGGCGATGTTCAACAACAACACGGGTCGCCGCTTGTCGTCGGTCGCGAAATAGGGCGAGATGTATCGCCACTCTTTCGCCCGAATCCCCGCGTCTGCCTCGGCGGTCCAGCGGACGTTGGTCGCCCACAATTCGCCGTCGCGAAGGTCGAGTTCGCACCACCCCGACGCGCGCCGCTCTTTGGCCGGCGTGCCCGGCGTGACTGAGAGGTGATCCCAGTCGAGCATCACGTCGACGCCGTGCTCGTGGTAGGCGGCCATCAATTGCGCCGCTGCCTCTGCGTCAAACGCAAAAGGCCCCTTGAGGGTGGTATTCACCCCGGAGCGAAAAACCCTGAACTCAGTCGGTGGCTCTGTGCCAGCGAGCTCGTTCAGCGAGAACCATCGATGCGTAGACATCCGTAGGCGACGCGTGCATACGCGCCTATTTGGATGTCCCGACGGTGTTACACTCTAGCGTTATCCGTTACACTTTAGATTCCAATGATACCGCGCTTCTTGTCGACCCTCACCTCGTCGCCTGGGGTCGCGAACCGCTCGCCCGGCTTGGGCTTCGGTTCATCGGGCAGCGCTACCTCTTCGGCCTTGGGCGGCTTTGGTTTCTTGGTTTTCTTTGGCTCGCTCATATTTCCTCGGCTTCCACGTGCAGGACGTCGTCGATGGCGTACCGCCGTAGGATCCTGAACCTCGCGCCCTTGGACAGCAACACCTCGCGCTCGTCGGCCATGGTCGAGATCGTCTCGATCGCCACGCCTGAGCGCTGCTTGAGCACCAGCACAGCGGCGCGCGATTTGTCCTCCCACGTGTCGGAGAATCCACGAGCCTGCATGTAGTCTCGCGAGCTCGAAGCAATCGCGTCGATCTCGATGGTGCTACCCGTTTGGAGTGTCGCCAGCGCCTCGTCGGCAAGCTGGTACAAGCCTCGATAAACCGTGCCAGTGAAGCGCGGGGCGCGAGCCAATATCGAACGGATGCCGTCGAGGTGCTTCTGGTACGCGACCAAAAATCGACCCATAGGCAGCGCATCTGGAGGCCCGCCACGATCGATCGCACGAATGCGACCATAGCCGCCACCCGTGAAATTCTGGATGCCGTCGATCTCCTGCGTCGTGGCCATCTTCTTTACCTTGTTCGACAAGGCCCGGGCAGCCGCGTTCTCTGCCGCCGTCGGTGGCTTCGGTGGCTTAGGTGGCTTCGGTGCTTCGATGGGCACCGGTGGCGACAATGGACCGAGCGCAGACACTGGCGCCAGGCGCTGTTCGAGCGGTGCCTGTAGGTCTTCCGGGAACGAGGCGAGGTCGACCATGTCGAGCGGGCTCGATTCCCCCGGCGGAACACCGAAACCCGGCGATGCCTCGACCTGCGGCGCGGGCTTCACGCCGCCGAGCGCGCGCGCCTCCTCCGGGTCGAGCGTGACGGTGCCCGACCTGCACGCGTGGTGCAGTGGCGGCACGTGCCCGGCCCACCATGGGTCATCGGTGGGGCGGATCGTCTCATTGCACTCGGCGCAGATCGGCGACGTGAGACCATCGAGGATTGCGTCGAACTGCAAATAGGGTCGAAGCGTGCGCGTCTCGGGGTGTTGGATCTGCTGCCACCTCCCGGCGCTGTAAGCTGTTTGCACAGCATTGCGGTAGATGAGCTCGAGTCGCCATGGGGGATCTTTGACCGAGCCGGCCCAGGCTTTCAGCAGCGAATCTTTGACCCCCTTCTGCCACTCGCCCAGCGGCACGCCGTCACGGATCGCGCGTTCGAGCGATTCCTGGACGTCGGCCACGAGACGGGCCTGGGCGATCTGCGAGATTGTGAATGCTCGTCGTCGCTGCTCGAGGCTGAGCGCATCCCACTCGGCGCGGGTCATCGGTGCGCGCTGCTGGTGCCACGCTACCGCTTCGTCGAACGCGGCGGGATCTGTGGTCGAGGTGATCACTTGCCCTCTTGCCGGACGGCCTCGCGACCCACGAGCCGACCCATGACAGTCACGCGGTAGATTGCCTCGGCGAGCTTCGCGCCCGAGAGCCCGTGCAGGAGCTTGGGCAACTCTTTTCGCAGCGCTTCGTAGCTCGTCGCATCGGACACGGCCGAAAGCACGCGGCCGAGCTCGTCGCGCATCGGGTCGCCAGCTACGCCAGCGTCGACGAGCTCGTCGGCTGCAAGCTGGCCCTCGACGAACGGCGCACGGGTGGCAGGGTCGACACCGCTCGCGAGCGCCACGTTGAGCCCAGCGGATGGCACGGGAGGCGCCGCCGCGGTTGGTCCTGGCGGGGTCGGGGGAACGTCACCGCCGGGGATAGGTGGCAGACCGATCTCTTTCCGGCGCTCGTTGATCGTGACAATCTTGTATTGCAGGTCGTACGCGAAGATCTGCCCCTTCGCTGCCTCTGTCTTCACCGCGTCGGGCTTTGGCTCGGCATCCGGCGGTGGCTCTGCGGGCGCTGGCTCCGCGGGCGCAATAGGTTCGACGGGCGCCGCTGGCACGGCTGCTTCGGCGAGCAGTGGGATTCCCGCTTCCTCGAGCAACGCACGCCGGTCGACTTCGGGCGGAGCGTCTTTCAACGATGACAGCGCCTGACTCTTTTTGAGCAGCGTGTCGGCCTTCTTCGAGTCGTCCTCGGGTGGCTGGATTTCGTAGCAGGGCCACGGGGCCGCATCGGCTGACCCATAGTTCAGCTCACCCCAGTGCGTCAGGATCTGGTCGTGCGCCCATGTGCTGTCGGATTCGGCGTCGTATCGCAACACGCCGATCTCGACGTTGCCTGCCTCTTGGGCTGCCGCGAGTGAGCCGCCGTGCACCTCGGTCGACAAGTTATTTCCGAGGAAAGCAATCGCGATGGCTTCGTTCGCCATGTTGATTTGCTCTTGGTAAATCTTCCACGTGTCGGCCTTCTGCTCGATAATTTCGTACTTGTAGCCGGGCGGCAAGACGATCACGCCAGCCCGGCCCATCTCGACGATCTCGCGCGCCAGTCGCTTGCGGTCCTCTACGGTGGACTCTGCGCCCGCATCGACGGTGACGGCTTTCACCCGGATCTCGTCCGAAGCCACGCCCCAATCGTTGATCGCGAATTGCTTCAGCATCCACCAGCGCGCAATCCCGCGCCACAGCCCCCACGTCCACGGACGCGAGCGGCCGAACGGGCAGTGCATCACCCACGTACCGTCGCCCGGATTCACGACGACCTCGCCCGTCGTGGTGGTCGCAACCCATACGCGGCGCGTGGTGTCGAATCGCAGGTGTCGCGGGTGCCAGACTTCGAGTTCGGGCAACAGGCGACCCGTCTTCGACGCCGACCATGTGAGCGTGCCGGGCGCGATGTTCAACATCAGCGCGTAGCTTTTGAGCTGGCTGTATTTGTCCTCGGGCAGGATCGACCACCAATCCTCCTCAGCTTCGAGGGCTTTGATCGCCGCGCGTTTCTTCCGACCCATGCCAGCGTCAAACGTGAGCGGCTTGCCGAGCAGGCCACCCACGCGCCGCTTGATGACGAGTTGGATCCTGTCGTCGCCGAGCATGTCGTCGACCAGATCGGCGGCGAGCCGAATCGACCCGCCGTTGGCGTAGATCTCTGCGGCTCGGATTAGGTCCGGTGTCCACGCGATCGACGTGCGGGTGTAGGGCTGAACAATCTGTAGTTGATTCATCGTCGTCGTGTCCACTGTCGCCCGGTCACGGCGACTTCGATTCCTGCGGGTTCGGGCAGACGCTTGCTCGCCTGCCATTGGTTGAGCACCCATGCGCTCATGATGTCGCCGTGTCGATTGGCTTTGCGGGGGCTGAAAATGCGAATGCCGCCACCGGTCAACGGCTTCTTTTTCACGGCCTTGATCTGTCGAATCAAGAGGTCGTGCTCGAGCACCTTCGCCCTGCCCTCGCGCAAGCGCTTATCGGCGAGCGTATAGGTCTCCTGCTTGGCCTCGTATCCTTCGGGCGCCTCGATAAACCGGATCCCATGCTGGCCAAGATGCTCCCGCATCGCCTCGCGATAGTGCTGATCGCCGACGATCGACGAGACACCGAAGCGCTTGCATGTGGCCGCGAACCGAGCCGCAACCTCGCTTGGTTTCAGCGGCTCGCCCGGCTTGGGCTGCACCTCGTCGACGCAGATGGTGTAACTGTTCAGGCCAACGATGCGGTCGATCACGAGTGCACACGCGTCGTGCTCGAAAGCGAAGTCTGCCGAGGCCACACACGGGCCATCTGCCGGGACATCTCGAACCACCGCGGCATCGACGGACACCGAAGCGAAGAAGTCGGACGAGCCCGACGACATGAAGATCGCGTCGAATTCGCGCTCTGCATTGTCTGGGTCTCGGGCCCGCTCGCGCGCCACATATTCGCGAGTGTGCTCGTCGTCGTGAATGACCAGCGTCGGCGCGTGAATACTGATCGCCGTGCGAGGGTGACCGTGATTCTCATCGTGGAGCTGAAACAGCATCCCGCTCTCAGCCCACGGGGTCGACGCCCATATGAGCTGGCCGCCTGTGATGATGCGAGGAGCCAGCGCCTTGTAGACCTCCTCGTCGTTGACCACCGAATCGTTCCCGCGGAAGAACGCGCCCTCGTCACCAGCGGCACCGAAGAGAGAGCGGCCTCGGAGCGCGCTGCCTCCGCGGGTAGCCGGCAGACATTCGATCGCCGCCTTCTTGCCGTCTGGGCGATCGAGCACGATTCGCTCGTTCGCTAGGTCTCCGTCGACGCGCACCAGCAACGACGGCTCGTGACGGATAGCCCCGTGCACGTAGCGCATGGCCTGTCCGGCAAGCCGCAGGTCAGGTGCCACGATGATCCCTGACCCCTGCTCACCTGGGGCGAGTTGGTCGAGGTTTACGGCGAACGCCAGGTGTAGCAGTCGAAGCGCGACGAAGGTGTACGTCTTGCCGCCTCGAGCACCACAGACGGCCACAACAACGCCGCGCACATTGGCGGGGAACCTATCGACCGCACCAAAGATCACGCGAGCGATCTCGCGCTGGTCTGGTGGCAGGTCGACAGGATCGACGCCGTCGAATGCGACCCTCGCGACGACGAGTTGACCGGGTGTGAGCGTCACCCCGATCAGCTCGCAGAACGTCGTAAAGAGCCGCGGGCTTTCCCACCAATCGCGAAACGCTAGCTCACGAACCGCCAGCGCCTGTTGATGGTCGGGTCTCTCCACGTGCAAGAGCGCGAACCTCCTCGGTCGTCATCGCTGTGATTTCTTTGCCTGTCGAGATCTGGATCGGCTTACCGCCAGGGCCCGACAGTTCCGTCTTCGTCGTCAGGTGGAAGATCTCGCCACGGAGGCGCTCGAGCTTCCACGCGATGGCCTTCCAATCCTTGGACGATTTATCTTCAGCCATCGTCAAAAGCTGCTCGATCAGCGCTCTTTCGCCATCGGCCCGTGCGCGCGCGCAAGCCTGCCAAAATGCCACCAGTTCCTCTGGTGCGTCATCCTCTTGGCCTCGGTCGAACCACCTGTGAGCCGTCCTCGGAGGCACCCCCACCGCTGCGCACGCATGGGCAAAGAACTCGCCCTTGCTCAGTAGAGCACAGAGATCATCCGTGATCTTCTGGGTAACAGTGAGATGCCTGCCAGCCGTCACGCCTCTGCCTGTTCCAGCCTGAGCTTCAGCAGAATCGACGACCACAGGTCCTCGTCCGCCGCCATGAGCGACGTCAGTGGAATCGCCTTGCGGTTCGCGGTGATCTGCACGGTCTTCACACACCGGTTCGTCATCCACCGGTACACCTTCGGGCGCGACCACCCATAGAGCTGCGCCACCTCTGCCACAGAATAGTCCGTGCGCAGCACGCTTCGCGCCGCCCTATCGTCGGCCATCCGTTCGATCTGCTGCCGTCGCACAACGCTTGCCCAGAGTTCCGGGTCGGTCGTGAGCACGGTGCCGAGCGGAATCTCTCGAGCTGGCCGGTGACCTCGATACGAGAGCCAGCGGCGCACACGACCGACGGACCACCGCAGGGTCGAAGCGACCTCGGAGATCGACAGGGAGGCTACGAGTTGACTCATCCTATAGGATGTCTCGCGATGCCGTTACACTCTGGTTTCGGTCGTTACACTTTGAACCAGCGTAAGCAACGGACGCCGCGACCATTCTGGTCATCGCCTCCTCAAGTGCCGCGCTCACGGTCGCCTTGGCCTTCGACTGTCCGTTGTCCGACTGTAGTGCCAAGCTCTCGAGCAGATAGATCGACGGCTCACGACCATCGCACCAGGACAGGAACGCTTTGGTTTCTCCGACCAGTGTTGCCCATGGTCCCAACCCAGCGAGCTGCGACCGAGCCGAGAGGGGCAAGAGCTCGAACGCGAAGTAGGTCCGGAGCGTCGAGGCGTGCGGTCCGATGGCTTCGAGCCGTGCCGCGATCCCTGATGCCCGCCGTGACTGGTCGAGCGATTGGACCATGCGCGTCTCTATCCCCGCGTTATCGGTGCCATGGGCGAACCCAGACAGCGACAGCTCGACAATGGTCGTCCACCACGAGGACAGTGAGATGGCGCGCCCTCCACCGCCGAGGAAATACTCACGCAGCGATTGCTCGTCGTCGTACCCAAGGTGACGGATGCTGATTTGTTTTGTCATGCGTCCTCGTGCCTCGTAAAAATGCCCCCGCCTTCAGCCTCGCATTGCATTGGCCGCATGCCAAAGAAATGCGCTTCCCGACATCACTGAACGGCGGGGAGTCTGTGTGGATTATTTGCACGTCACCCCGTCCGCCTCACCCATCAGCCGCTCCGCCAATCCTCGCGCGAACGCGGGTTCGTACGGGGCACACCAGATCGATGGCGCGTAGTGAGAGCACGCAACGAATTTGCCGTACAGGAAGTGGTTCTCGTCCGTCGTCGCGCCGCATGAGCACCGCCGATGACCGCTGGCATCCGCTTCGCCAAAACGGTGCGTGAACATATATGTCGGGACGCAGCTCATCGGTTCACCTTCGCAGTCACCCCGTCCGCCTCGCGCGCTGGGTGCCCCAGGCGGACGATGCCGCCGTGCGCCGGTGGTCGCTTGTCGTACGCACCGAGCAGTTGGTATTGCGTCGGCTCTGCCTCGGCTTCTATGTCCCGGCGGAAATCGCGCGCGTCGTCAATTTCGCCCCATGCCCATTCGAGCCGCTGAACTGACCAGTACATGCTGAGGTCGTAGCGGTCTGCGAACTCTTGCCAAACGCGTAGGCGGTCCGCCTGCGACACGCCTCGCGCTGCTAGTACCTCGATACTGAGCGGTATCGCCTGCACATTCGGCCCCACCCACTCCACGCCGAGACGTTCGCACCGCTGGCGTTCGGCTTCGACGGGGTCGCCGGAGCGGTATTGCGGATCCACGTCGAGCCCTAGATTTACGAACCGGTAATACCAGTCTGTCTTGACGCGGTCTGGCCTCCAGACACCAAGCGCGATGGCATGAATCGAACACGCCCAGTCGACGCCGTCGGTCGCGTCCGTCGACTCACGACCACACGCGCACCGCATCACACCGTCGGCATCTGGCCATCCCCAGCGGTGGCTCATGGCGTAGGTCGGGGAGCAGGACACGCGGACCAATGCGTGGCCCGACGGGATTGGAACGCCGCCAAGTGTGGCCACTGTCATGCGCCCTGCCCTCCTTCAACCGCTCGCCTATCCACGCTCGCCCCAGCCTCGATCACGCCCTCGCTCGCCAGCCGCCCCTCAGCCCACCGCACCAGCTCCGCCAGCCGGTCGCCCTCGTGCGTGCCCAGCGGCTGCGTCGTACCCTCGTAGCCCGTAAGTGACCACTCCCCGCCTTCGAGCCGTACGAGCTCGCCGACGAGCGTCGAACCGTCGAACAGGCAGAGGGCGCGGCGGGTGAAGCGCCAGCGGTAGGTGTGGGCGATCACAGGTTCCTTCCTATCCAAATAAACAGGCCAACGACCGCGAGTCCAAAGCACGACGACTCGATGCACTTCTGCACCTCGACCGGCGCGGGAGAGCCCTCGCTCCAACGACTGAGCGACGCGAACACGGAGAACGCTGGAACCAGAAAGAGCGCGACCTTTTGACCGTCTGTCATTTCTCACCGTCCGCTCGGCGCAACAGGTCGTGCACTTCGAGGAACAGCAGCCCCGTGAACGTGGCCTTGATTCCGTCCTCGGACATATAGGTCACGTGGCGAAGGAGCCCTAGATCGACAAGCTCGTCGACCGTGTCGAATTCGAAACCGCCTTCGTAGAAAAAGACCTTTCGAGAGGCGTAAAAATCGAGCACTTCGAGATGCTTCGCCGTCGGGACAAAAGCGCGCTGCGCTTCGTCGATACGGTCTTGCTCTGCCTCGATGCACTCGTCGACGACCGATTCGATGCGCTCCGCAAGGTCGTCAGTGATTCGCTTTTTGATTTCGTCGGCGGTCATCGGATCTGCCCTCCTCCCACCGCAAACCGGTCGATGCTCGGCGCATCCGGTAGAACGCCCACGGCCCAAAGTTGCCCCTCTGCCCACCGCACGAGGTCTTCCAGTGAACGCGGCGCCGTTGTGCCAGCACAGCGCGCGAATCTACTATTGAACAGCGTCCACTCTTCGCCTTTGAGCTTCACGAGCTCGCCGACGAGCGTCGCACCGTCGAACAGGCAGAGGGAACGGCGGGTGAAGCGCCAGGTGTAGGTGCGTGGGTTTGTCATGCCGAACCGAACCGGTATGAGAACCAAACCTCTTCGCTGGTGCCCCAGATGAAGCCGAGCTTTTCGAGCCTCTTTCGCTCCACGGCTGGCACCTCATCGAATCCGACGCCGGCGATGTACAGCACGTCATGCGCGCAGATGGTCGGCCACTTCGTCGCTTTTTGATACTTCGCAAAAATCTGTAGCGCTTCGATTAGGTCGTTCATCGCTTCGCCTTCTTGCTCGAGCTTCGCCACACGCGAAACGCCTTCGCCGGCTTCGGTCCTTGCGGTACGAGGTGGCGCACCAGGTCGTCTGCTGAGGACTCGAGCTTGAAAGACTCGAACATGCCGACGCAGAGACCGTTGATATACAGCCGATTGCTGCTCATCGTCTCACCCTCCCCTGTGTCCGCGGTATTCCGTGCACCGCCACGCATCCACCGGTTCGCCCGCCTTCGCATCCGGGTCGAAATCCGTACCCATGCAGGTAAACCCGCCGCACGTCGACGAGCCAGCCGCGAACCACTCGACCCAGATCGTCGTGCCGGGAAACTTCTTGGCCAGCGCGATCACCCACTCCACGGGCGCCGTCCACGCCGTCGAGAACGTGAGCCGAAAACGGCCATAGTGCGCGTTGTAGCCCTTGGATCCAGTGCCCCAGTGCTCCTTTCGCCATGCCCTGTCATCGGCTTCGGGCGACGGAGGCGGAACGATGCGGGCGAAATCCACGAGGTCACCGCCGACGAGCGGGCCGATCGCGGTCTTGATCGCCTCGAAGTTGCTGTTGATATGCAGGTCGCACGAAACGTCGTTTGCCACTTAGCTCTCCTCTCGCTGGTACACATCCACCCGCACGGCGTATTGCTTGGGCCGGCCGCTCGGCTGGTGGGTCACGAGCGCATCTCCACTCGTGCCCCACGCTTGCCCGGCTTCTCCTGCGTCACGACCCATTTTACCCTCGTGTCCGCATCATCGATACCGAGCCAAATCGCGATCGAATCTCGAAGAAATTTCCCGCACCCAGCGGCATTGTCGGAATCGAGTTTCCGCGGCTCCACTCGTACAATATTCACCAGCAGATTGCCAGCTTCTAGCGCCTGAATCGCGTCCTTTTTCTGTGCCTCTGTCACGGTGAGCGAGTGCAGTTTCCACGCAGCGTGATGCTCGCTCGATCGTCGCGCTCTCATGCGCCAGTGCTCATGGGCGTTCGCCTCCGACATGAGGCGGATCGGGAGGTAGACCGACAGTAGAAGCGCGCCCTCGATCGCGTGGCCACAGTGCGGGCATTGTGCGGCGGTCACCATACGGCCCACATGCAAAACATGTCCAGATCGGCGCGCTGGTTGAGCTTGCAGACCGAAAGATGCCACGCGATCTCGTTCACGCTCGCACCTCGATCACGGCCGCTTCCTCGAACAGTCGTCGCTCGATTCCTCCGCCGTACCGGTTCGCGATCGCTGCGCGATCCAGCCCAGTCGTGACGATGGTCCTACGCTGCGCGCGAAACCGAGCATCGAGCACGTCGATCGTCGGATCGGCGAATGACTCTTTGTTCATTCCAAGATCGTCGAGCACCAGCATCGGGCACGAGGTCGCCGCGAGTACCATCGCCGACTCGCTACCGAGCGAGGTGTTTCGCCGCGATGAGGCGAGGTCAACCGCGGCGATCCACCGCGCTCGAGAGACCGCGTCGAAATGCCCCGGCCCCTCGCCCGAATGTGTGGCGTGTTCGAGCTCGAAGTGAAAGATCGCCGCCGCGAGAGTCGTCTTTCCTGCCCCTGCCTGTCCGAGCAAAGTCACCCGCTCGGCGCGATCTGACGCGGCCTTGATCGCCTTGCCGATGGCGTTCGTGTCGCGCACGCATCGTGCGACGAATTCATGTTGTGAGAAAGTCGCCTCCCGGTAGCGCTCTGGCACGGAATCGAACGCGAGCTGAAGCCTCGCTTTCTTCCACACGGCCGCTTGCTCATCGCCGCACGGCTCGCAGTAGGTGCCCTGACGCGGAAGCTCGCTCTTGCAGATCACGCAGAAGAACAGCCGACGAGTCTGCGCCGGAGCCATCTCGACACGGCGAACAAGCTCGGCTGCGAACGTGCTCGGATCTGGTTTGTGAAAAATCCCGGTCATTTCTTGGGGTATCCTTCCGGCAACAGGTCGAACGGGTCGAAATCAGGGGCGGTCGTGTCGACGCCCGCTAGGAGGTCCAAGGAAGGCCACTTGTCAGCGTTGGGCGACCTGGGTTGCACCGCGGTAGTTTTCGCCCCGCCTTGCCCCCGTGGCGTGGCTGCAATCGGTGCCCGTGCCCTGTCGCAGTACCGCACGACCAGCTTGGCCAGCGCCGAAGCGCTCAAAGGGGAACCGCTCGCCGACTCGGCCCCAGCGTCGCGAGCCGCGTCGTCGATCGCCGTGACAACCCAGGCCACGAGCGAGCCCTTGCCCATGCGTCGGCCCTCGATCTGGCCTGCGAGGATCGCCGTCGCGACCGGGGCGAGAATGGCGTGGCTTCGGAGGGCGGCGAGGATGGCGGTGGTCTCCGCCGAAAGGTTCCCATCCGGAACCGCCGCCCTCGCGCCCGCAAAATGTGTGTGTGTAGAATTGGGATCGGGATCGGGATCGGGGGAAGCGTGACACTCAGGGGGACACTCACCGTGACTCTCACTGAGTGTCACGCGTGACACCCCCTGAGTATCCACGTGAGTGTCACGCGTGACGCCCCCTGAGACAGATTTCTGGCCGGGCCGCCGCTTGGCCTGCCGTTGCTTGTATTTCTCGCGCTGGGCGCGCACTTCCTCCGCGCTCGGGTTGTGGTCGAGGTAGTCCCGAAACTCGAACCCACCTTCGACGTGCTGCCACAGCCCGGCAACAACGAGACGTTCGGCCAGGGCGAGGCCGTTCGCCCCGCCGATCGTCTCGATGTCCACCATATCGACGAAGCCATCGGTGAGCTGAGCCGCGCAATGGCTTAGGCAGAGCACCCATAGGCCCATTGCCTCGAGCCCAGCCTTGCGGGCCTTGGTGTGCGAGTGCAGCCGATCGTCCAGCTTGGCCCAGCTCACGACAGTGACTCCATGGTAGCGGTGACGACCGTCTTGGTTTTGCCCATCGCCAGCACAAAGGCGGTCACGTCGCCGCCTGATGCTTCGACAGCATCCACGGCCGCCATGAAGCTCTGGATCTCGTCTGTGTACAAAAACCATTCGCCCCTGTGCCGGAGGTGACGAAACAGGTGGTGAACGTGCCGCTCTACGGGGCGGCCGCCATTCAAGAAAAACACGTACTCAACGAG